GTGTTCACGATCGACTCCGCGTCGGCGCTGCTCGCCGGCAAGGTTCAGTTCGGCGCCCTGACGCTGCAGACGCTGCTGTGGTCGAAGGGCTACACCAGCGCGATCAACAACGGGCTGCACGTTCTCGCGGCAGACGTGGCCTCGACGGACACCAGCGTCGACGTCACCACCGTCCTGGTGGACGAGACCCCACCCACCAACGCCACGCTGGAGGTCGCTGGCATCCGCACCGACGACCTGACCCTGACGATCACCGGCTCGACGGCGACCCTGGTCTCCGCGGCCGACGTCGACTGGACGACGGTCGGCATCCTGGTCGGTCAGTACATCCACATCGGCAGCCCGGACGCCAGCGGCGACGTGCAGAACGCCTACGACGACGCCGGCACCGACGACGTCTTCGGCTTCGCTAGGGTCAGCGCGCTCGACGCGACCACCCTGACGCTCGACAAGCTGGACGTGACCCTCGGCACCGCTGGGCCGCACACGCCCGAGACCATCGACGTGATGTACGGCCGGTTCCTGCGCAACGTGGTGGTGACGGCCGACGCGGACGACGCCCGGTTCCTCGAGCGCTCCTACCAGTTTGAGGTGAGCTATCCCGACCTGGGCGGCGCCGGCGTCGACGAGTTCGAGTACGCGATCGGCAACTTCGTCAACGAGATGGCGTTCAACCTGCCGCTGACCGACAAGTCGACGATGGGCATGAACTTCATTGGGACGAACAGCGACGACATCACGGCGAGCAGGAAGACGGGCGCCGCGACCGCCGTCGCGCCGCTGAAGAAGACCGCGTTCAACACCAGCTCGGACATCATCAGCATCACGACCGACGTGATCTCCCTGATCTCCGACGTGTGCTTCAAGTCGCTCACGATAAACTTCCTGAACAACGTCTCGCCCGAGAAGTGCCTCGGCACCCGGGGCGCGGTGTTCGTGAACGCGGGCCTCTTCGAGGTCAACCTTGAGGGGCAGATGCTGTTCACCAACAAGAGCATCATCAACGCGATTAAGAACAACACGACCGTGACCTTCGCCGCCATCCTCTCCAACGAGGACGGGGCGATCGCCCTCGACATGCCCGAGCTGACGCTGGGCGGGGGTGGCCGCGAGTTCCCCGTGGACCAGTCGGTGCTCGTCAACGTCACCGGCTCGTCCTTCACGTCCGCCACGTTCGGCTACGACATCGGGATCTCGCTGTTCCCGGCCGTGCCCGGCGTGCTGGCAGCCTAGCGCCCGTAGCGGGCAAGAAGAGACTTCAAGAGGACGACCGACATGACTACGGCAACACCGCCTCCGCAGGAGGCGACCAACAACGTGTGGACGCCGGACTTCTCGCACCTCGAGATCAGCGAAGCGACCGCGCGCTTCGACATGCCCTGGGTCTCGCCCGGGGCGTACCTGACGGTGCGGACCGCGATGCCGGAGAACGAGGACTACCAGGCCGCGTCGCTCCGCATGAGCGGCAATCGCCAGCAGGCGATTGCGCTGGCCGGAAGGCTCACCAACGAGGACGCGGACGAGGACCGCAAGGAAGACCGGGTCCTCTACCCGAAGTACGTGGTGGTGGGCATGGGCGGCGTCCTGAACAAGAAGACCGGCAAGGAGGTCCCGGACACCGCGGAGAACCGCCGCGCGCTCGTCAAGGCGCTGCCGCGCTGGATCTTCGACAAGTTGCGGCTGTTCTGCATGCGCCCGGAGAGGTTCCTGAGCCCGGAGGACCTGGACGAGCAGCGTCAGCCGAACGCGGGTGTCGTAGCGGGAAACTGAAGTGGCGGCTGTTCTGGAGCGAGCGCTGGGCCCGAGACGGGTGGGCGATCGAGTCCGGCCAGTACCAGCGCAGCACTCGTGGACGTCTCCCCGAGTGGTACGTCAAGCGGCCGCCGGTCCGGAGGGGAGACGACTTCTACCTGTTGGCGTTCTCCTGCTTGAGCACGGAGCGCTCCTTCCCTGGAAACGGGATCGGCCCGATCCCGTGGAGCAAGGCGTGGGACTACGGGCACAAGCACGGGCTCCCCAGGGGGACGTGCAACTACTTCGCGATGGTGATCTTGGTGCTCGACGGGCACTACCGGGACCACCTCCGCTCGGAGCAGGACAAGGAAACCAAGAGGGAGGAGCGGCGGGCTAGGCGCGACGTGAAGAAGGGCAAAGCCGACGCGGTGTCGGGACTACAAAAGCGAAGGCAGGCAGCAGCCAGGAGGCGAGGGTAGGTGTTACCAGTGCTTGAACAGCACGACGTTCGAGATGGTTCCTTGGGATACGTCGTATCGTTCTGCGAGGGTGCGTTGGGAGACCGCACCGCGCGTGTAATCAGCGCGGATGACGGAGACGTCATCAGCGGTGAGGACGACGTCTCTGCGCCTCCGGGCCGCGTCCTTCCGCGCGGCGGTGGTGGGCAGCGACACGCGCCTCGCCTCCTTGGTTTGGAGGCGCCGCCAGCGTTTTCGAGAGGCCTCGGCGAGCTGCGTCGTTCTGTCTTCTTTGGACGCGCGCGTCTCGGCCGACTTCGACATCCGGCGGCGGGACTCCTCGACGTAGCGCACTCCTTCGGCCCCGCCCGTGGTCAGGTTGTAACCGTTCGGGTGCGTGGTCCCCAAGCGTTCGACGCACGCGGCCTCGAGCTTCGCCATGGCTCTAAGACCCCCCCGGTGCAGGACACGCATTCGAAAGGCGCCAACGCCGTGTTCGCGGATGGCCGCATGCAGTGGGCTGCTAGTGCGCTTCGACTTCGCTTCACAAGCATGCTCCGTCCAGCGCGTCCGCAGGGACTTGGTCGTGCAGCCCACGTAGTGCAGCCCCGTGACCTCATTGCTGACCAAGTAGACGATTGCCACGGCGGCATCCTACCACGTCGTTTCGGGGGGTGGTAAAATAGTAACTTTTCGCATCGACGTGGTCATAGACCCGCGGAAGGCGGTCGGCGAGCAGAAGAAGGTCGACCGCGCGCTGGACAAGACCGAGAAGGAGGCCCTCCAGCTCAAGAGGGCCCTGACCGACGCGCTGTCGATCCGCGACCGGGGCACCACCGCGGCGCTCCAGCGGATCAACAACACCCTGGAGCGGACCGAGCTCCAGGCCGAGATCGCGGCGGGGCGCCTGCGCACGATCGACGACGGGATCGACAACCTGCGCATCAAGAAGTTCAACGACGGACTGGATGCGTCGAAGAAGAAGGCGAGCGTCCTGGGGAGCACCCTTCGGCGCGTGTTCGCCGGCATCGGCATCGCGCTCGTCATCCGGCAGGTCGTCAGGCTCTCCGACGAGTTCCAGATCCTGCAGAACAGGCTGCGCACGATTATCCCCGACCAGGATGAGCTCAACGACACCTTCACCGACCTGGTCAGGATCGCCAACCTGACGAGGACCGGGATCGGGAGCGTCGTGCAGCTCTACCAGCGCGGCTCGCTCGCGGCGGACGAGCTCGGTGCCTCGCAGGCGGAACTGCTGCTGTTCACCGAGCGCGTGGGCAAGGCGCTCGCGGTGCAGGGCTCGTCCGCGGCGAGCTCATCGGGCGCGCTCCTGCAGCTCTCGCAGGCCCTGGGCTCCGGCATCGTCCGCGCCGAGGAGTTCAACTCGATCCTGGAGGGCGCCTTCCCCATTGCGCAGGCCGCGGCCAGGGGGATCGAGCGGACCGGAGGGTCGGTCAGCAAGCTGCGCGGGCTCATCATCAAGGGCGAGGTCACGTCCAAGGAGTTCTTCAAGGGCTTCTTGGAGGGCTCGGTCGAGACCGCCGCGCAGTTCGAGAGGACGTCAACGACGATCGGCCAGTCGTTCACGGTGCTGGGGAACAACGCGACGGTGCTGGTCGGCAAGTTCAACGACTCCACGGGCGCGTCCTCCACACTCGCCAGCGGAATCACCCTGCTCGGCAACAACCTGGAGTTGGTGGCGATCGTGGTCGGGTCCCTTGGAACGATCTTGGTGACGAAGTACGTCGTCGGCGCGGTGGCGGCGAGGTTCGCGACAGAAAAGCTCGCCGTGGCGACGAAGGCGGCCGCAATCCAGCAGCTCAAGTTCAGCGCGGCACTGGCAATCAGTGTGGTGGCGATCACGCAGGTCGTGCGAGTTTACAAGGAGCTCAATGGCCTCGTGGAGGACCTCAACCGCAACGTCAAGGAGAACGAGCTGGACAGGAGCTTCAACGTGGCGGGCACGGCGATCCAAGCCGTGAAGCGTGAGATCAAGGCGATCAACGATGCCCTTGCCCTGCAGAAGGATAGAGGCTTTGGCGCGAGCGACTCCCAGCTCGCTCAGCTCGCCAAGCTTGAGGCAACTTTGGACGCGATTACCGGCAAGTTGCGCAAAGACGTCGTGGCAACTAAGGAAGTTGAACGAGCTACGGCAGCAGCCGCGGCCGTAAAGCTCGAACTCGCTGCAGCGACCAAACGCCAGGCAGACCTCCTAGCGAGATTGAAAGCGCCCCAGAAGGAGTTCAACCAACTGCAGGCAGACCTGAACGAGTTGCTCGACCGGGGGAAGATCAGCCAAGAGAAGTTCAACGCCGAGGTTGAGGCCGCGAGGCCCAAGAAGGCGGTGGCAGAGGACCCGTTCGCGCAGCAGGTCGTGTCGATCGAGAAGCGCAACAGGGCCCTGCAGGCGACGGCCGGCCTGGAGGGCAGGCTCCTTAGCTTCGCGAGGGCGAAGCTTGCCATCGAGGAGAAGGGGCGCGAGCTCACCCTCTTTGAGAAGGCGCAACTCCTGGTCCTCACCGCCCAAGAAGAGGAGGCGACCCAGGCGGCCCGCAGGCGCCAGGCCGTCAAGAAGCTCAACGAGGGCCTTCAGGCGCGCGAGAACGAACTCCTGATCCGGGCCACGACGATCGACGGCGCGAGGCGCGACGCCCTCATCGTCGCGAACCGACTGAAGGCTCAGGGTGTCGTGCTGGACGAGGCCGAGTTGGTGGCCCTGGAGAAGAAACTCGACGGGCAGCGGCGGCTCAACGAGGCGGCCGCGATGCAGGCCAGGGTGGAGGGCCTGGGCAGGCAGCTCGACGTGACCGCCCAGCTCCTCCAGCAGGAGGCGGACCTCCTGGAACTGCGGAGGCAGCAGCCGGCGCTCACCGACGAGATCGGCGTTGCGCTGGAGGATCTGCGGCTCCGCCAGCTCCAGGCGTCCACCGAGCTCGGCGACGGGTTCACCAGGGCGTTCGCGAAGATCGCCATCGAGGCCGAGGACTTCGCGGCGGTCGGCGAGAAGGTCGTGAACGTGTTCGCGGACCGCGCGACGGACGCGATCGTCGAGTTCGCGAAGACCGGCAAGTTCGAGTTCAATCAGTTCGCGACCGCGGTCCTAGACGACCTGATCCGCATCATCGCCCGGCTGCTGATCGTCCAGGCGCTGTCGGCCGCGACCGGCGGCGTCGGCGGACTCCTGGGCGGGGGCATCAACGCCGGCGCGCAGTTCGGCAAGACGGTGCAGCCGGGCCAGGCCCCGCTGCCGGTGAACGAGGGTGGGCAGGAGCTCTTCGTGCCGAACCGCACGGGGACCATCGTGCCGAACGCGGCCGACGTGCGGCAGCCGGCGCCCGTCGTGAACGTCAACGTTGCGATCGTGGCCGACCCGACCGAGATGGTGCGCCAGGTGGTCAAGAGCGGCGAGGTGACGGAGGACATCATCGTGGAGTTCGGGGCGAACAGCGACAAGGCAAAGCAGGTCCTGGACCTGGCGGGGTAAAGGCATGGCGTGGCAGGCAGGAACTACGGCGGCGGACTACAGGGACGCGCTGGTGAAGCTCCACGAGTTCTCCACCAGCAAGCACGTCTCCGCGATCGTCATCAACGCGGCGGGCACCGGCTACGTCGTGGGCAACATCCTCACGATCTCGCACGCGGGCGCCGTCCTCGACTGCACGATCGAGGTCATCACCGTCGGCGGCAGCGGTGAGATCACCTCGGCGAAGCTGCGCAACATGGGAGCGTTCTCGAACAGGCTTCTCTCTGTAACCATCAACGCGGCCGGAGCCGGGTACGCGGTCGACGACGTCCTCCAGGTCCAGGGCGGGACGTCGACGCAGAAGGGTAAGGCCCGCGTGTCCGCCGAGACCGGTGGGGCCATCGACACCGTGGTCCTCTTCGAGGGTGGCGGGGCCTACTCGGTGGCTCCCTCCGCCACAGGTGCTGCAACCGTAGGGATCGGCCCAGCAGCCTTCGCCGGCAACGACGCTGCGACCATCGACACCACCATGACTGGCCTGGTCGGGACCACCGGCATTGCCGCCACCGGGGGCGCCGGTTCGAGTGCGACGTTCAACCTGACGCTGACCGACACCGGCTGGGATACCCTGCACGACAGCAACGACTTCACGGCAGACGGCGTCACGGACGAGAAGGAGATCATCCTGCTCGGCACCGTGGCCGGTGGTGACGCGCCCTTCATCGGGTTCCGCAGCTACAGCGACAGCGTCAGCGCGAGCACGGACCGCTGGGGGTTCCTGATCTCGGGATTCACGGCCAACAATCCAGCGCTGGCCTATGCCGCGCAACCAGGAGTCGGACCCGCGGCGTTGCCGGGGACGACGGGGTCGCACGTGCTGCTGCTCGACGCAGCGATGGACTTCAGGTTCAGCGTAAACGGACGAAAGGTGGCCGGGGACTTCAAGACCGTCGGCGGGGCCGTCACTGCGTACCACTCCTTCTACGGCGGGCTCGGGAACCCATTCGGGACGACCACCGAGAACCGCTACCCGATGTTCACGGGTGGATCCAGCGCAAGATTCAACACGAGCGTCGAGGCTGCCGGCCTGAACGTCACGGGCATCACGGAGGCGATTCGGCCATCCGGCGGCGTGGGGCCGTGCTTCTTCTTCCGCGTGACGGACCTGACATGGGTCGAGGTCGCCAACTCGAACAACGGCTCGCTCCTGCGGAACCACACGCTCTACCCCGTGGGCCAGCAGGAGAACGTGGTTCCCACCACGGACGCCAACAGGATCGTGGAAGTCGGGAACATGGCGTTCTACGACGGCATCGCGCTCAACACCGGCGGCGTCGCCACGCGGCTCATGCTTCCGACGCCCAACTCCGGAGGAGACCTGTTCCTCCCCATCCCCGTCACGCTCGTGCGCAGTCCGGACGTGACCAACGGGCCGAACAACGACATACACCTGGAGCTCGACAACGTCTTCTGGATCAGCGGCACGAAGGGCGACGGGTCGAAGATCGCGGTCGAGGACACGTTCACCATCGCCGGCGACCGCTTTTCGGTGTTCCGAAACGCGCACAGGACCGAGCGGTACAGCTTCTTCGCGATGCAGGAAGGGTAGGAACGAATGGCATTCATCAACGAGACCTTGTCGTCCATGGCCGACTTCGCGACGAAGCTCGACGCCTTCGCGGTCGCCAACGGCTGGACGCAGGACGAGTTCAACGCGGGCACAGGGAGGTTCGCCCTGAGCAAGTCCACGGTCTTCGTCTCCTTTCGCTGGGACACGGCCAGCCCCAACAGCTTGGCCATATACAACGCCCTGGCATGGTCGGCAGCCACCGACCCGGGCAACCACACCGACGACAGCGGCAACGGCAACGTCAGCGGCAGCGAAGCCACGCTCGTCGCCGGCCGAAAGCTGGCCATCAGCGACACCCCGGTGCAGTGGTGGGGATTCGAGGACGACAACTACCTCCACTTCGTGGTGCAGAGGCTCGACGGCATCCACATCCACGGTGGGTTCGGGATCATCGACAAGATCGGCGACTGGACGGGCGGCGAGTACGCCTACGGATACAAGCACAAGACCGGGGTCACCACGAACGTGGCCGTCTCTCCTGAATCGTCCGTCCTGCTCGACGGCCTGTCGGCCTTCGCCAACATCGAGGACTTCGTCGCCACGATGCACATCGAGGGGCTGCAGGGCATGCCCGGGACCACGAAGTGGGGCGTCTGCGTGGGCCAGCACTCGGCGTTCGGCACCGATCGGGCCTCCAACGCTCGGTCCAAGATAGTGGGCGGTTTTCGGGGCGGCCCGGTGATGGTGCCCTTCGGTCGCTTCGGCCAGGACACGTCGAAGGGCCTCCAGCCCATGGTCCCGATCCTGAACTGGTTCGTCGACACCCCGGTCACGGGCGACACGCACCCGCTGGGTTGGATGAAGGACACCAGGCTCTTCAACGGCGAGTTCTGGACCGCCGGCGCGCTGATCACGGTCGGCGGCGACACGTGGCAAGTATTTCCGAGCCTCACCAAGGGTAGTTCCGGTGCCCTCCTGAACACCAGCGGGCACCAGTTCGTCGCCTACAAGAGGGTCGCCTAGTGGTCGAGCTGTCGGGAGCCCTCATCGACCCGAGGTTCGCGCCGGACGTGGAGGTGTTCCTCCCGGGGCGCACGGCTGGGTTCGCGGCGCCGCCGGTGACCGGCCTCGCCACCGAGTTCGACAGCCTGCTCGCGCTCCAGGTCCCCATGGCCTTCGGCGACGACCTGCAGGCCGGCGGCGCGGGACCGCCGGCCGCCGCGGAGAACGACCTGGGAGAGGTCCACCCGTTCAAGTTGGCCACCGTCGGGGCCGACTGGTTCGAGGCCATCCACATAACCCCGCGGATCAAGATCGAGTTCGGGAACATCATCACGCAGGTCGACGAAGACTACGAGATCTTCAACGCCTACCGGGCCGACGACCGCACGATCACGCTCATCGTCAACAACGCGACCCCCGGCGTGGAGCTGCCGAACGTCACCCCGCCGGTCGAGATCGCGAGCCTGTACTCGCTGCTGGACCCCACCTCGACGTTCAACCACCAACTCACCTCGGGGCTGGGCGTGCCCGTGAAGACCAAGGTCAGGGCGACGCAGGACGGGCTGCCCACCTTCGACGCCGACATCACCTTCGCGGTGACCTCCAACGACGTCTTCTTGCTGGTGTCCGGCACGCGGATCGTGCTGATCCCGTTCGACTACGAGGTGGACTTCCGCGAGAGGATGTCCTTCAAGTCCGACATCATCCCGCTCCGCGCGGGCAAGGAGCAGCGCATCTCGCTCAGGCCCAACCCGCGGGCGTCGTTCTTCCCGACCTACCTCCTCGAGGGGACCGACCGCAGGCGCATGCAGGCGCTGCTCTTCGACTGGATGGACAACGTGTTCGGGTTCCCCCTGAAGAACGAGCAGCTGACGCTGACCGCGGCCGTCTCGCCGGCGGCGACGACCTACCCGGTGGCCGGGGCCGACGACGTGGACCTGCGCCTCGGCGGCCTGGCGGTGGTGATCGAGGACTCCTTCACCTTCGACGTCCTGGAGATCCAGGCGCTGAGCCCCACCCTGATCACCGCCGTGAACGCGTCGGTCAACGGGTACGCGGCGGGCACCAAGATCATGCCGCTCCGGACGGCCAGGATCGTCGCGCCCGTCGTCGGCAGCCGCGCGCCGAACGAGCTGGCGTCGTTCCAGGTCTCCTTCGAGGTCGACGACAACGACACCGGCGCGCTCGCCGGCGACACCACCCCCGGCTTCTGGTCGCTGCTCAACGGGCGCGTGCTGCTCGACGACTGCAACGTGGTCGAGGGAGACATGCCCGAGCGGTATACCCGGCGCTTGTTCAGGGTCGACAACGAGACGGGAAAGGTGGTGCAGGTCAGCCTCTGGGACAGGAACAAGCGACTCCACCAGAAGGGGTTCGTCCTGAGGAGCCGCGCGGAGATCCTCCAGTTCCGCAGGCTGATGGTCGGCCTCCAGGGGCCTCAGAAAGCCGTCTGGATCCCCACCTTCATCGAGGACCTGCTCCCGGTGGCCGACCTGGTCTCCGCCGCGAACACCATCGACGTGGAGTCCGTGGACTACACCCGCCTCGTGAGGTCCAGGCTGCCCATGACCAAGTTCCGGATTACCTTCACCGACGACTCGTCGCTGGTCCGGGACGTGACCAGCTCCGTGAAGGTCAGCGCGACGGTCGACCGGCTCACGCTCGACGACACCTGGCCGGCGGCCAGGACCGTGGCCGAGGTCGTGCGGATCGAGTTCTACGAGCTCGTGAGGTTCGAGTCCGACGACCTCGAGCTGCTGCACGAGCGAGACGGCCTGGCCAGGGTCCGGGCCCCACTCCTGAGGGTCTTCGACGACAACTGACATGGCGACGCTCGAACAACTGGAGACCAGCTTCGATAGCTCGCGCCCGGTGGAGCTCTACGAGATCACGCTCGGCACGATCACCTTCCGACTCACGAGCGCGGCCGTGCCCATCACCATCGGCGTCGACACGTTCGAGCCGGAGCCGGGCCTGTCGCGCAGCAGTATCGTGCAGGGGTCCGAGCGCAAGAACCGCACGCTCACCGTGACCATGCGCGCGGACAACGAGTTCGCGAGGCGGTACCGGGACATCCCGCCGGGCGTGCGCGCGAGCGTGCGGGCCTTCCGCGTCCAGAGGGACGAGACGCCGTCGCTGACCACGGTGCTGATCTTCACCGGCCTGGTGCAGAACGTGAAGTTCGTCCTCGGCGGCACGATGGCGCAGGTCGCCGTGCGGACGCTCGAGGCGGCGCTGAACCAGAGGATCCCCAGGCGCACGTACATGTCGTCGTGCAACCACTTCCTCTACGACCAGTTCTGCAAGGTCAACCCGGCGCTCCACAACATCGTCGGCGAGGTGACCGCGGAGGACCCCGACCTGGCGACGATCACCGTGGACGGCGTCGGTGCCTCGTCGCTCAAGTTCATCTCCGGCTTCGTCCGCCCCGTCAGCGAGGTCGACTTCCGCCACGTCCTGGCGGAGTCGGGCGACCTTCTGAGCCTCGACGTCCCCTTCCCGGGCAGCTTCCTCGGGCAAGACGTTCAGGTCTTCGCGGGGTGCGACCACCTGCTCGAGGGCGACTGCGCGCTGGTGTACGACAACGTGATCGAGTTCGGCGGATACGCGCACGTGCCCAACAGAAACCCTTTTCAGACTGGAATCCGAGGCTGACGTGGTCTTCTTCACCATCCTGTTCCTGGCGGCGGTGTTCGTGCTGAAGGACCTGCTCACGCCCAAGCCGAAGGTGGAGAACGCGAGGCCCTCCGGGCTCGGGGACATCCAGGTTACGACGGCCACGGAGGGGCGCCCCGTCACCCTCGTCGTCGGGCGCGTCAAGCTCAAGAACCTGAACGTGATCGACTACTCGGACTTCGACCAGGAGCCGATCGTCGAGAAGGTCAAGTCGGGGATCATCTTCAAGAAGACCACGCGCCACATCACCGGCTACCGATACAGGTTGGCCCTGCAGCTGGCCATCGGCATCGGCCCCGACGTGGTCCTGAAGAAGATCCTCGTCGGCGACAAGGAGGTCTTCGCCGGGACGATCACCGGCGAGGGCCGCGTCGACGTCGACGAGCCGGAGCTGTTCGGCGGCGACAAGTTCGGCTCGGGCGGCGTGCGGGCGTCGGTGGACTTCTTCCCGGGGAGCGACACGCAGTCCGTCTCGGCCTTCCTGGACACGGCGGCGCGCCAGCGAGTCACCTCCGCCGCTACGCCCACGGCCCCCAGGTACACCGGGACCAGCTACCTGCTGGTGCGCGACCTGACGAACGCCCTGGCGACGGCGGCCGACCGCGGCGCGGACCTCGGGAACTCCGCCAACACCGAGCAGTGGGACGTCGAGGTGGAGAGGACGCTCGCGACATTCTCCGGGCAGTCGGCCGGCGAGAACCTGGTCGGGTCCGACGGGGACGTGAACCCGATCAACTGGGCCTACGAGGTCCTCACCAACACGGAGTGGGGCTTCGGCGCGGTCGACGCAGAGATCGACGTCGGGCCTGGGTCGACCTTCGTCCAGGCGTCGGACACCATGATCGCGGAGGGCAACGGGTTCTCGATGCCGATCGACACGACCAAGGAGGCCGTGGAGATCCTCAACGAGGTCAGCCGCCAGATCGACGGCCACGTGTTCATGCACCCCACGACGGGCAAGTGGACCGTCCAGCTGGTCCGGGCGCGCTCGGACCCGGTCTGGGGCTACGACGTGAACACGATCCTGCAGCTGGACGACGACACGATCGAGGAGGTGCGCGAATACGTGCCCGGCACCTGGGAGGACACCACCAACCAGCTCCAGGTCAAGTACTTCAACCGCGTGGACGACTACAAGGAGAGCTACGCCCCGTACCAGAACTCGGCGAACGCCGTCCTGCTCGCCGGCGGGTCCATCGCGGCCCCGCGCGGGAGCCCGTCGATCGTCGATTACCCGGGCGTCAAGGACTCCGCCCTGGCGGCGAACATCGCGTGGAGGGACGGCCGAGCGCAGGGCCGCCCGTTGAAGCGCGCGACGTTCGTCGTGAGCAGGCAGTTCTTCACGCAGATCATCGGCGGCGTCGCCGCCTGGACGAGCGAGGAGCACGGCCTGGTCAAGCACCCGATGAGGGTGCTCGAGATCGACTATGGGACCCTGACCAACAACCACATGACGCTGAAGTGCATCGAGGACGTGTGGCGGTTCCTGTCGCCCTCCTTCGGCGACCCCGCCGCCACGCAGTGGGTGGAGCCGGCCATCTCCCTGACTGCGTACCCGGCCGCGGAGCAGCTCGCGTTCGAGGCGCCCAGGGGACTGATCACCCGGGACCCGGACTTCGCCGGGGACCCGAACGTGTCCAAGGTGTTCGCGGCAGTCCGCAGGCAGCTCAACGAGATCGGCTTCGACGTCGGCCAGCGCAACGCCTCGGGGGCGCCGGCCGGGGCCTTCGCGCCCGCGATCGACGACGCGGTGGTGGCCTTCGTCAAGGTGGGCGAGCTCGACGCGGCCCTGGGGGCCGGCACGGCGATCCCGACTGCGACGATCACGGTGGTGCCGACGCCGGACTCGCAGGCGGAGATCGAGTCGGCCTTCGACGACGCGGCCACGCTGCAGGACCTCGGCGTCAACCTCGTCCACCTGATCCTGGTCGGCACGGAGTTCATGCTGCCCACCTCGGCGGCGGACAACGCCGCGAACGTGGACCTGCAGAACGTCTACCGCGGGATCTTCGAGACGGCCCAGGAGAACCACGCGAGCGGCGCGGACGTGTTTCTGATCTTCCTCGGGGGCAGCCTCACGGACACGATCTTCCCCGACACCAACAACGTGGACATCGAGCTGCGGATGCGGTCGTCGGCGGCGACCTTCGCCGGGTCCGTGACGACGATCGCCCTGACCATGGCCCAGAGGGCGCTGCGGCCCTACCCGCCCCAGGCGGCCTTCTACAACGGCAGCGGGACCAGGTTCAACACCCCGGCCCTGGAGGGCGACGGGGCCGGCCTGAACGGCGTCGGCTTCGACGTCGACTGGCACCGCAGGAGGTTCACCGCCACCGACGAGGTGCAGGAGCTCCTCCAGGACAACGCGCCCGACGCGAGCACCGAGTTCCGGGTCTCCGTGTTCGTGGACCCGCTCGGCGCCAACGACCTCGCGTTCCAGAGCGCGTGGGTCACGGGCACCGGTCCGCTGACCCCGACCCAGGCCCAAGTCGTCACCTTCGCGGCCGCGGGGACCCTGATCCGGGTGCAGATCGAGGTGCGCCACGACGTCCTGCTCCTGACGGACCTGGTCGGCCGCAGCGAGCTGATCCACGACGTGGTCCCCACCAGCGCGAGGACGGCGCAGTTCTACCTGGGCGGCAACCTGCGGGCGGCGGACCTCAGCAACACCTACGTCGTCGCCTCGGCCACGGTCCACAACGTGACGATCGGTGCGGGCTATTCGACCAGCGACGTCGAGGTGAGCATCAACGGTGCCGGCTTCACCACCATCATCTCTGCTGGTGGCACGACCGGCGCGACGGGGGTGCTGGCGATCAACGACACGATCCGCCTTCGGCACACAGTCAACGAGTCACCCGACCCGAACTTCGTCGAGGTCGACGACGGGACGAGCGACGTGGCCTACGGGGCTCTGTCAGCGTAGGTGACCACATGAACGAGGCGCTGCTCGCGGTACTGTCGGCCCTGGTGGCCGCCCTCGTCTGGCTGGTCAAGGCTATGCAGTCCAGGTCGGACCGGCTGATCGAGCAGCGCGACAAGGAGGTCGCCAAGCTCATCAAGACGCTGGAGAAGGCCGTGGACGCCTTCGCCGCCTTCGAGCTCGAAGGCGTGACGGTGTTCGGCAAGCTCGTCTATCGGATGGAGGTCACCCAGCAGATCCAGGAGCAGGTCCTGGCCGAGCTGCGGGCGATGCGCGAGCGGCTGCCCCCGGTGGCGCGCCGGGGGCAGGGCGCATAAGGGAGGTGTGCTGCCCGGTTGGTCCCGGTAGGATCTGACCCGACGTGAAAGCCGAAGACCTCACGCCCGCCGAGCGCCTCCTGGTAGAGCGGAGGCGGTTCAACCAGTCACAGCCCGAGGCCGCGGCCCGGCTCAAGGTGACAATCTATCGGTTCCGCCGGTGGGAGGCGGGCGAGGACGAGGCACCCGGGAGGCACCTGGAACCCCTTGGGCGGCACGAGGTGTGCTTCATCCGCAGGCGACGGGCGGGGATCAGCCTCGTGGACCTGGCCGACGTCCTGGGCGTCTCGCGCTGGTGGCTCTGCCAGATGGAGCGTGGTCGCTGCAGCAGCGAGCGGCTCGTCAACCACTGGAACGCCGTCAACCGGCCCTGGCGGCCCTCGGCGGCGGCCAGTACGGTCTGACCCACCACGGGCCGCAGGTGCCCCCGTGCGGGCCCCTGGCCCGGGGCGTCTAGCTGGGGCCGGAACCCAGGGGGAGCCAGCAGGAGGCCACCAGGACCGCCCCGGTGGCGACTTGGTGGCCACCTGTGATCCGGTCCGGCGGGGTGTTGGCTTTTCGTTGCCTGCTGCTGTAGGTTCCCTCGGCCAAGAGGAAGCGCGCCGCGGTAGCCGACGGATCACCAGCACGGCTCCCCAGCCAGCGCGGTCGCGCCCGAGCGGCCGGGGCCTCCCGGTCCCGGCCGCGAACCTGTTCCAGGAGCCCCCGGTCGCAAGCCCCGCGGCCAGGGGCTCTTTTTGTTGGCTTTCACGTGACGACCAGCTACGCTTCGAAGCAGCACACCTTGGCCCCGGTTGCCTCCTCGCAGGGGCGTAAAAGCTCGACTCTCCTTCTTCCCCTTTTCCCGATTGAGCTCTCCCGGGGCCAATTTTATCCGGCGAGGTCCACGACCATGGCAGCAACGAAGAAGAAGGCGCGGCGGCGCGCGGCGGACGTCGCAATTCGGGCCGTCACCAAGATGCCCCTCGGCGAGCTCATTCGCTTCTGCGACCAGCTCACAAAGGTCGACCAGGACACCGCGGAATTCGTCCTGGCGAGGTTGGCCCAGGCGCTCCCGGGCTCGGGAGCGCAGGGTTCTGGAACCACGGACTTCGCCCCGGGCGACGGCATCCTCGACTGAGCGCCCCGGCCGCGCTAAAAGGCCAAGATGCAGGCGGTCGTCGAGAACCTAGCCCCGCACCCCCGCGACCGCTGGGCCCGCTGCGGGTTCCCCAAGCGGGCCGTCGACGCCGCCCAACTCGGCGAGGAGGCGACGTTCACGGCCATCGACGGTCGCACCTTCCGGGCCGTTCGCGGGCGCACGATCCGGGACCAATCCACCATGTACCGGGTGCTGACCCAGCTCCGGGCCAGCGAGAGGCTGGAGGGGGTGCTCTCGGCGCCGCCGCCCTCGGAGATCCACCCGACCTTTGCCCTGCACCCCTGGGTCGCGGACGACCCGGCGGAGCTGATCCCCTCGGTGATCGTCCGCAAGGATGGCGTCGACTACGCCAGCGGGCCCCCCAAGGTCCTCGAGATGGTCGACAGCAGCCCGGCCCACCAGCGGTTCTACCTGCGCAGCCAGGTCGACGAACTCGGGATGGTGTTCGAGTGGTGGGCCGAGTTCTGCCACCTCGACCCGGTCGTCGAGTGCTGGGGCAAGCTGACGTGGTCCAACCGCGCCGACCCCAACGACGCCATCCGCGTGGACGGCGTCGCGCTGAAGGCCGGCGAGCTCTACGTCGACTCCTTCGCCAAGGCGAAGGGCATGGCGCAGCCGTTCGCGGCGGGGCGAGACTGGATCACGGTGGTCAGCGGGCCGCGCAGCTTCGCGGACGCCACCGGCATCGACTTCGCCGGGCAGATGCTCGCCTTCGTGACCAACCCGAGCACGCTGCCGATCGACTTGGACCTGGAGGTCGACACGGGCTGGATCTCGTGGTCAATTCGCAGCCTGGTCGCGGCGCTGTCGGGGCGGCCCGTCGTCGGCTCCGGTGTCGACCTCTGGGACGGCAACTTCCTCGCGGCGAAGAACCTGCCGCGTGTGATAGAGACGCCGCCGCTCGTCATTCCGGAGTTCAAGTGGGATTGGGGCAGGTTCGAACAGACGCTCGAACGCGCGGGCGACTTCTACGACGAGCGCAGGTTCGGGATCGGCAGGCAGCCGAGCGCCGCCGGCGACAAGGAGGACTTCGGCGCCACGAAGGGCACCTACGTCGTCGTCGGCCGGGAGCCCAAGGCCCTGCACATGCTGGCCTACTCCGCCTACGCCGACGTGTACCGGCCGGGCGCCGGGTTCTTCGAGCCGGACGCCGCGGGGACGCTCGTGCCGCTGGACCCCGACGCGCACCCGGACTGGCAGACCTGGTCCGACTACACGCACTACCACCCCGGCGTCTCGCCCGACCGGCTGGGCAAGACCGCCTCGGGCTTCGGCTTCCCCAACCTCGACGCCACCGGCTACGCAGGCTACGACGACCAGCACCGGTCGCAGAACACCCTGTGCGCGGTCCTGGCGCTGTGGGACGACCCGCTCGCCGAGTCGATCATCCAGATGCGGTCGATCCCCGACCAGAAGATGCTGCGCGGCCGGGTGGGCGCCACGCGGGCCGTCGGCCGCCTGTCCGGCGCGTGGTCCCAGTATGTGCTGCTGCTGGACGACGGGACGGCGCGCCGCCGCTTCCTGGACCGGATCGACGAGAAGCTCCAGGTCGTCCACGACAAGTCGCTGCTCAATGCCCCGGGCCCGGTGAAGGTCATCGCGAAGGGTGGGCCCGACCCACGCAAGCAGGTCTACTACCCACCAAGCCACGCGAGGGTGGGCGAGCTCGCCGAGTGGTGGTCGGTGTGGGAGCACGGGCTCTACGCCGTGGGGACCTACAACCTGTGGAAGGCTACCGCGCGTCCGCTGGCGTTCGCCGGCCTCCGGCAGGTCTGCACCACGGTCGTGGACTTCGCGCTGTTTCAGGAGAGGGGCGCCTGGTTCCTGGCGGACGACGTCGTCTGGCTCGACGGGGGCTGGCCGCTCGCCGTCTCGCTGGTGAGGAGCGACTCGCGGCAGATGGTGGTGAGCCCGGGGATCGGCGGCACGACGGGGTGGGCGTTCTGCGCGGTGCTGATTGCGACGGAGGTACTACGACAGGACGAGCTACGGGACAAGGCGAAGGCGGCCGTGCGGTACTTCACCGGCGGGCGGGAGGCGAGCGACCGCCGGGTGGCGGAGTGGTGGGCCTGTGTCGCGACCGTCGCCCCCTAACGTGAGCAACGCGACGAACGTCCTCGCGCTGGCGCGGTATGCGCCTGGGATGGTCGCGTTCTTCACGCTGCTGGGCCGTGCCATCCAGGGCCACCGGTCGTCGCGGCGGGCTTACCAGATGCTGCTCGCGGTCGGCCTGACCGCCGAGCGCGCGTGGTCGCTCATGGAAGGGTGGGAGCACTTCAACGAGAATGAGAAGGTCACCGGCTGGACGGCTGAGGTGACCGCGATGGCGTTCGTCATCATTGATGTCGAAGACTGGAAGCACGTCCAGTGGTCGATGCTCACCAAGCAGTTAGTGGCCGGGGCGGACCGGCCCGTCCCACCGCGACCTCCGTGAACCCCCGAGTCCCGCGTCGGGACCCAAAGCGCGGGGCCTCAAGCCGGTCGCCGATCCTGGACGATAGGCTGCAGCATGAAGAACTCAACAACAGAGAGGCAGTGCGACTTCTGCGGCCGTCGCCTGTTCCTGTCCGAGGACGTCCTGTGCCGGCCGTGCAGCAAGCGCGAGGTGACCCGATGACCCAGCCCAAGTCGACCGGCCTCCAGCGTGCCTTCACCACCCTGGCCTTCGTCGGGGTGCTCTTCGGCTGCTGGGCCTTCGTCGCGGCCGAGATGGACTCCCGCAGCGCCTCGCAGACGGTCGCCGGGGTGAACCAGGGCCAATACGACGACCTCGTCAGCATCCGCGACCACGCCGTGACGCGGGACCAGAAGGCCAGCGCCCGCAGGCACATGAACTACTTCCTCGAGCGGCTCAGCGTCGAGGAGATCCAGAACCTGCGCAGGTGACCGACAGCGCGAAGTTGGGCGAGTGGGACTTGGCTTTCCGCCGTCGTTCGGCCAAGATCACGGGCCCAATGTTCGCCCAGTCAGAGTTCCCGGGCGCCCTGACCTTCACGGAGTTCCTGTGGGCCCTCGCGCTCGTCGCCGTGGTCCTGCTGGTCACCTGGTCGGCCAGGCGCAGGAGGCGGCCGTGAGCGGTCCCGGCGCGCGGCTCTTCCAGCCCAGCGGGGTCCGCTACTTCGACTCGCGGTCCCAGCGCGAGATGCTGTGGGTCCGCGAGCCCGGGCACGAACTCGACGGTTGGATCTGCTACCAGCACCGCGACGGCCAGTGGGTGACGCTGCGCAGGGCCAACGGCCGCGACCTCCTGAACATCAAGCGCGCAAACGAGGACAGAAAAATGGAAAACCTCCCCCGCACCATCCCCCAGATCGTCGCCAGGATCCGCGAACTGGGGGGCTCTCCCGAGCTCGACATGTTCGGCGTGGAACGCAGCCGCCTCCTCGAGGCCCTGCCGTTCGAGGACGCCAAGCAGTTCCTCCGCGACGGCTCCCCGCACGAGCCCGAGGGGTGGGAGGCCGAGCGTCTCAAGACCCGCGAGGGGGTGGTGGGCCAGGTCCGGGACTACCTGAAGTTCGCGTGGGGCAAGGCGAATGGCTGCCGCGGGATCTCCGCGCAGAAGTCCATGTCGCACTTCAAGGGCCTGCTGTGGCTGCTGGGCCCCGACCACGACGAGCTCCGCGAGTGGATCGGCGTGCCCGAGCACTTCGCCTACTACGGTAAGCCCGCCCTGGTGCGGGTCTCCGACTTCGCCCGCTTCGACTGGCGCGACCCCGAGGTGGGCGACGACGGCGACTGGCGCAACACCGAGAGCGGCGACCCCGTCACGGCGGACGAGGCGCAGAGCCGGGGGGCCCTGGAATCGTGAGCAGGCGGCGTCAGCCCACGAGAGACGATCTCGTCGCCACGATCGAGGAGGTCCAAGACCTCCTGCTGAAGCTGGCGAAGCTGCTCAAGGAGGCCGAGCACCACCTCGGGATCTCGATGGTGGAATACGCAGACTGGCACAGGCGTCGCAGGAGGCTGCTGAAGCGCGTCGAGAGGCTGTGCTCGTGACGATCCTCGGGCTGCACACGCCGGCGCACGTGGTCTTGTACGACGGGAAGCACATGACCCTCCGCCTGAACGCGGATCAGCGGTCGCAGTACGAGCGGTTCTGCAACGACCTGATGCAACGAGTCAGCGTCACCGTCTGGGAGGCGATGATAAAGGCCAACGAATACGTCGTACACGGCCTGAACGGCGTCAAGCTCAACGACGACTGGGGCCAAACCTACCACGACCTGATCGGCCTGTTCCCGCCTGAGGAGGCAGACAAACTGACGCGCGCGACCCAGGCCGAGATCGACTACTGGGATCCACTGAAGAGGTTGAGAGAATAGCGTTGGCTTTCGATCGTTCCGCGAAGGATGATTATGCCCATGAGAAGTCGCGCCGCCTCGTTTGCCGTCGTTCTCTTGGTTCTCGCTGCCTGCGCCGGTTCGCGGGCCCGCGAGCACGCGCTCTGGCCGCAGGTCGCGTCGACCTGGCCGGCCGTCCACGAGTCCGTCGTCACGGGCCTCGACGGCGCACCGCCCCCGCCGGCGGCCGCGGCCGCGATCGACCAGATCGAAGGCGCCGTCCAGGCCGACGACTACCAGCTCCTCCAGGGCGTTGATTGGTCTATGGTGGAGCCGCTCGCCCGGCTCGGCGTGCAGGTGCGCGTCGACAGGGGCGAGGTCAGCGAGGGCGTCTCCGCCTCGCTGCTCGAACGGATAGACAGGTTCTCGGAGGCCATGCAGGAATTGACCGGACGATGACAGACGTAACCAACGACCTCAAGGCCCTGTTCCAAGACGCGATCACCGAGACCGGCGCCAGCCTCCAGCAGGGGGCCGCCGAGCTCGCCGCGTACGCCGCGGAGCGGGCGGCCCACCTGGCGACGCTCGTGGACGACCCGGGCTTCCAGGAGGCGGTCCGCGCCGAGCGCGACGCCGTCGCCCTGAAGGCGGGGATTGCGGTGGTCCAGCAGGCGGACGCCACCGATGCCCGAATACTGGGCGTGATCCACGGGGGGCTCGCCCTGGCCGCGAGGCTGATCGCGGTCGCCTAGCCCCCAGTGTATAGTCGGGGCCGGGGCGCGGTGGAAGTCGAGCCCCGAGCGACTGCAGGAGGAACGTGCAGGTGGGGGCTGGCACAGGCAAGGCCAGCCCGCGCGTGGTGATCCTGGGGCCCCCCGGCGGCCCGCCGGGGGGCTCCTTTTTTGACCCCCGCCCGGGGTTGGCTTTCGTGCGACCCAAGGCTACGGTCTGGGCATGGCCAAGCCGGAGACCGTCGAGAGTTTCAGGACCCGGTGGGGGCGAATCACCAAGAGCGCGGCGCAGTTCTTGAAGGTGCTCGACGTCGACAAACACCCGGCGAGATGCGAAGACCTTCGTTGGGAGGTGGAGCACGTGAACGACGAGCTGAAATGGCCCGACCTCGAACCTGGCCAGATCCGCCGCGACTACCTCGGGCCGCGAGTGCGGACCATAACGATCATCCTGAAGGAGCAGCAGTGACCGGCAGCTACTGCCCCTCGAACTGGACGTGCAACATCTGCAACACACTCCAACCGGACGACAAGATAGCCGTCGCCAGGTGTGACGTGTCGGAACAGTACGCGCTCGACCCCGGCACGATGATGATAAACACGCGCTACTGCAGCGACAACGAGACCTGCAAGACGATCGCGCACACGCTCACCAAGCCCTCCGACCTCAGGTACGTTCACTTCGCGTGGAACGCCGGCGTCAAGAACCTGGACGACGTCTGCCGGAACGGCCGCAGCACCGACGACCTCGGCGTTGTCAGCTGCCCCTGGTGCCGGGAGAAGATAGTCAGCATCACCAACAGGTGGATGGGGGAAGCGTGAAGGACCCCACCAACCCGGTCCCCGACGAGGAGTTCTCGGGGAAGAACCTGCGCGACGTGCCTGCGATCCTCGAGTCCAACGGCTACGGCGTCTACGAGTGGACGCCCGAGGAAGACGGCCGCGGCAAGCCCGAGATGGTGATCCTCGCGCTGGAACTCGGAGGAGAGTTCGATGGCGCCCAGATCGCGCTCCGCCTCAAGTCCCGCCCCGAGGTGAACCGGCTCCTGGTGATGCTGCGGCGCCACCGCGACGGCGTGTGGCCACTGTGTCGGCTGTGCGGCGCGACCGAGCTGAAGCATGGACCTGACCACGTGTTCGAGCCACTGCGGGGTGCGTCGTGACGCTGGACGACGGCGACTGGGCACGGCGCCGCCGCGGGTTCCACCCGGCGATGGGCTTCGTCGAACTCGCGCTGGTCCTCGGGGTCGCCTTCGCCATCATGGGCTACGTGTTGGGGTGGTTCGAGTGAGGCGGACCATCGCGCTCAAGGCCACGCCTAGGCGACCGGGCGCCCGGCTGGAGGTCCGGCTGTTCTCGATGAACGACCGCCAGTCCAAGCTGTTCGAGGACCTGGTCGAGGTGCTGGTCCGCACCGGGGTGCCGGTCCCGCAGGCGGCGGTGGTGGTGGAGAAGGCCGTCGTGTCGCTGCTCGCCGGCAAGATGCCCGCTGAGTCCCTACCCTCGGCGTTCCACCGGATGCGGCTCACCTTCCCGATCCTCAAGCCGAAGGACGTCAAGCGGCTGCCGCGCGCCGGCTGCCCGCGCGGGCGCGTGACGGCGGTGGTGCTCCAGATGGCGCTGCCGCAGGAGGACGCGGCGGCGCCCACGACGCGTACGGTCCTGCTGCGGCTCGACCGCGACCAGGCCGACTTCTACAACGACGCGATCGCCGACGTCTCCCGGCGCGACGGCTGCACCAAGGACGAGGCGTGGGAGTGGACCACCAACCTCGTGGGCCGGATGATCGCCGGCGCGGTGCTCAAGGGGAAGACCGACGAGGTCCTCCTGATGCGGGCAGTGAACCTGTTCCCCGGGCTGACCTAGGAGGAAGCCTTCGCGCTGCCGCTGGCCACCGAAGAAGACCTGCGACGCTGGAGCTTCACGGAGGACCGCGCGCGGTGAACGACGGGCCGAACACGATGTGCGGTCACCTCTGCGGCCAGGTTCAGCACCCGGTCGAGAGCTCCGTGCCCCGCCGGTGCCTGGAGTGCCGCGAGCCCATCTGGATCACGCCGGCGTCGCTCGACCTCGCAGCGGAGCACGAGTGCATCTTCCTGTGCGTCCCCTGCCTGGTCGACGCCTCGCCGCCCGGCGACGTCGAGGTCGAGCCGCCCAACGAGGCGCAGCGCCGGGAGTTCGCGCGGTGACGGTCCGCCTCGTGTACTTCGATTCGCAGGTCCTGGGCGTCCAGGCCGAGAACCTACGCCACCAGCTCGACAACCCGACCGGGCGCAGGGACGGGCCGAGCTCGCCTCGCTGGATCGCCTGCAAGGCGTGCGGGGCCCACCGCGGAGACCAGTGCCACGTCGGCGACGACTACTGCGCGACGCGCGTCGAGGCGAACCGGGATCGCCTCATGGAGCTGCAGACCTGGGCGGCGCGCTGGGTGCCCGCCTGCCACCCGGACCACCCCGTCGTGCCCTGGCTCTGCTGGCGGACGGCCGACGACGAGCTCGCGTGGTCCGGGGTGCCGTGCTTCGCCCCCGGATGCGGCAGGACCTACGAGGTCCAGCAGCGCGCGAGCGACCTGGTCGACGACCGGATGCCGGTCAACAGGATCAACCCACACATGGTCGAGATGACGTGCTGGTCGACGGAGCAGTCCGACCCGTGGAGGGAGGTCGCGCCGTGATGCGCCGGTGGTGGTGGTTCTCGTTCTCGTCGGAGGAGGGCTTCCTGGGCGGCACCATCGTCGACGGCGCGTCTTTTCCCGAGGCGCACCAGAACACGCACCGCCGCGGCGTCAACCCCGGTGGCGGGGTCCAGGCAATGGAGCTGGTGGGCTGCACCGGCCCTGACGACGTGAAGCCCTACGTGCCCTACCGGCTCTACTCGAAGGCGGAAATGGACGCGCTCGATGGGGCGGAGGCGTGGTAATGCTGACCAAGCGTGAGCGGATCCGCAGGAGCAGGCAAAGGGTCAGGCGTGCCCGCCGGAGCAACAACTCGGATCTCTGGATGATCGTCGTCCTTTTGCTCGCGATCTTCATGGTCAGCCTGACAGGTGAGGGGAACGCGGGGCTCGACTGTTCACAGATTGGCGGTCTAGCCGCAGCGGCGTTCTTCGCGATTTGGGCGACCTTCAGCCGTGGCGCGCCGCCGCTGGTGAGGGGGAGGCGTTGAAGGACGACGAAGAACGCGACCGCGTGCAGAAGTTCGTCGACGGGCTGCCCGGCCCGCGGCCGGAGGACTACCCGACGAGGGAGGAGATCGAGATGGGATTCAAACCACGCAAAGGAGATAGCGATGAGGACATCACCATGAAGGGTCAACTCGGTAAGTTCGACCCACCGAGGACGACCTCCTTCGCCGCCCTGCTGGCGCGGAACGACTTCGAGATCGCAGCGCGGATGGAGGTTCACAAACTCCTCGACGACGCCATGTTTTTACTGTGCAATTCGCTCGGTTCATCAAGGGGTGAGGCGTGGACGCGCCGAGTGGAGGCGTGGACTCAGAGGTACGAGTCCGAGTTCGACGCCACCCGCGCCACCGCCAGCGAGGTGCTCGCGACCGACCCCCGCTGCCCGCACTGCAAGCGACCCGTCATCCTCGGCTACAGCAAGGCCGTCAAGGGCGCGGAGGGCTCCTACCACGAGAGGTGCGTCGAGCCGCCGGACGAGGCCGAAACCCGCGTCGGGCCGATCAAGTCGCGAGAGTCGAACGTCGCGAGGAAGGAGGAGTGAACAAGCCCTGCGTGGTCTGTGGAGTTCGACCCTGGACAAGGGCGTGCAGAGACTGCCACGTGGCCGTCTGTGACGAGTGCGTCGACGAGCATGGCGCCTGCACGGCGTGCCAGGCCAAGGCGCAGGGCGCCGCCCTGCAGGTCGAGTTCGTCGGGCTGCTCAAGGCGCGGCTGGAGCAGGGCGCGATTGACTACGGCGACAAGAGCTTCCACAGGCCGGGCACGGCGGAGGAGATCCTCGACGAGCTCGTGGACGTCGCCGGCTGGGCGTTCGTGGCGTGGGTCCAGATGCGGATGCGGCTGCAGGGGCTGGAGCTGGCGGCGCAGGAGTTGGACGACCAGTGACGGAGGACAGCTGCAAGAACTGGATCGGCGACGAGTTCTTCAACGGCGACAGGCCGTCCGAGTCGGTGTCGATGAAGCCCCTGCTTGGCAAGCTGATCCAGGAGGCGTTCCGCATGGCCGTCGTCGACTGCATCTCAGGTGACGACGCCCGCCGCATCGCCGTCTTCCGGGACCTCTACGCGATCACGGAGGAGGAGTGGCAGTCGATCGACCCGGGCGCGCTCTGCAAGAACGTCAAGAACCGGCTCCTGGGCACGGGCGGCTGGATCGTGCGCGGGGTGTACTCGGCGCACGCGAGCGCGCGGGAGATCTTCGACGCCTCGGTCGCCAACAGCGACGTCAACGACGCGGACCAGTTCGGCGCGGAGCTCCAGCGGTTCCTCGAGAAGGCCGGCGACGAGGGGCCCGACGACGGAGACGCCCCTCGATGATGTCGCCGCTGCGGGCCAGGCCCAGCAAGTTCCAGGGCGGCGACCGCGTGTCCTACGACTTCGGCGAGGTCTACGGCCTCCCCCGCGCCAAGTGCCGCGTGCGCGGCACGGTCACGCAGGTCAAGGGCAGGTTCCTCAACTCGCCGGAGTTCGCGCGGTGGACCTACCTGGTGCAGCTCGACCACGCCTTCTGCGGCGAGGTCGCCTGGAGCTTCGACGAGGAGCGCCTAGCGCACCTCCCCTAGGTCCGCGAACAGGTCGCGTGGGTGCCGTCGCCTCGACGTGAGGCACCAGCGCTCGCACTCCTCGCACCAGTAGACCACCATGCGCGGCGGCACCACCCTGGCGAGCTCGTCGGCCTTGGCCTCGGCCTCGAACTGCAGCTCAAAACGGTGCCGCTTGTCGCACACTAGCCGCGGAACCTCACGTCCCGATATCCGTCCACGGCGACCGGCAAGCCGTCGGCCCACCGCGGTGAGTCCACCATGAGCGCGCAGAACTCGTCCACCGAGCCACCACCCTCGGGGACCTCCGCCGCGATCGAATCGTGGACGTGCATGACGACCTCGTAGGGCTCCACGCCGTCGACCCGGACCAGCGCGTCGGCGAGCAGGTCGCGCGCCGCGCCCTGGGTCACGTTTTCCGCCAACTTGCCGCCGTAGGTCGACTCGGGCGCCATGGACTTCTTGTCCTTGCCCATGGTGAAGAAGCGGACCTCCTCGACGTGCATCGTGACGGTGACGACCTCGCCGTCCTCATTGATGGTCTTGACTTCCTTCACGGCGGGGACGATCCTCGGCCGCCAGTAGCGCAGCGCCCGGCCGGACGGCAGCCGCAGCAGCAGGCAGTCGCCCTTGACCATGACGTAGACCAGCCCCACCTGGAACGCGGTGCCAGGATTGTCGATCGCGTCGCGCGCGGCCTCCTCCAGGCGGGCCCAGAACTCCACGATCGAGTGGTTGGTCTGGCGCCAGAACTGCTGGATCGCCCGCGCCTGCTTGTTCTCCAGGTGGATGCCCGCGGCCGCGGCCGTGGACGCAAACTTCAGCGGGCCCATGCCATAGCCGAGCGCCAGCACGCACACCTTGCCCAGCTGCCGGCTGGTGCTGCCGATCCGCGCGGCCGTGTACGCGTACACGTCGGTGCCCGCCGCGAACTCTGCCAGGATGTCGTCCTGGCCGGCGAGCCACGCGATCACCCGCGCCTCGATCCCCGAGAAGTCGCCGGCGACGAGCTCGCGCCCCGGCGGGGCGGCGATCACCGAGCGCAGTGACTGGCTCACGGCGTCCAGCGGCCGCTCGGTGGCGAGCTTCAGGCCGTCCAGGTCCCCGCAGGACAGCACCAGGCGCACCAGGGCGCGCTCCCCGGGCTCCATGTTGTCCTTGGGCAGGTTGTGGACTTGGAGCCCAGAGGACGTCCAGCGGCCCGTGTGGGCCCCGTGGAAGTGCAGCGCGTGGCGCAGCCGCCCGTCGGTCCCAACCATGGTGGGCACCCGCTTGAGCTTGGCCAGGCTGGTCACCTTGTTGGCCTCGACCCGGTTTTCTAGGACCTGGCGAACCTCGGCGGGCAGGTCGGGGTCCCCCAGCAGCTCGACGACCACGGCCTTGGCCACGGACTCGCTGGCCTTGTGCTCCCCCCTGACGTTCTTGCGGACCACCTTGGGCAGCACCACGCCCTGCGACTTGAGCCACGCCTTCAGCGCCGGGGCGGCCGTGGAGTTGGAGAGCCAGCCCCCGGTGGCGGCGAACGCCTCGTCGGCGAGCTCGGCCGACCGCGCGGCCGTGACCCCCAGGCACTTGGCCGCGAAGTCCTGGTCCAGGTAGACGCCGCGCTCGTTGATCCGCTGGTCCACCCGCGCCACCAGCGCCTCGCGCACGCTCAGCGCCGGCAGCCGGAAGTAGCAGTCGAGCGTCGCGGCGACGTCGTCGCGGCAGTACTGGTGCAGCCGCATGAGGTGGTCGGGGTCGCGGTCGTAGACCCAGCCGCCCTCGCCGTCGGCCACGGGCGAAGCCATCCGCTTCATGAGCTTGGCCCCCTCCTTGTCCTTCTGCACCGGGCACCCGAGTGCCCGCGCGAGCCCTTCGAGCGCGAGCGGTTGGTTCACCGCGAGGCCCAACTTCTGGGTGTCGCACCACTGCCCCGCGTCGGTCCCAGGCCAACCCTGCTCCAGCAGGAGGTTCGCCCAGATTGACCGCTCGAACCCGACGTTGTGCGCGACCAGGATCCCACCGGCGCGGATGAAGTCGACGACCTCGGCGTCCAGCTGGCCGCCCGGCCACCACTCGCGGTGGTCGTAGCGCCCCGCGCGCTCGGCGTAGGCCATGCACGCGACGTACACGATGGTGGTGGGGTGCTCCGAGTAGGCCCAGGCGCCGGCCTTGATGTCGCACGCCGAGCTCGTCTCGAAGTCGAAGCACAGCACGCCCTTGAACGGGTCCATCAGGACAGGATGTCCTCTATCTCGCGCTCGCGGTCAATCCACGCCAGCTGCCCGAGCCGCGAGAGTTCTGAACGCATGAGCGACCACCAGCGGGACCACCCCGTTGCCGATGGACCGGAGCCGGTCCACCCGGTCGGCAACCCCATCAGCCACTCGACCCACGTCGGGTTCAGCAGACCACCAACCACCCTCTCCAGGTCCGGCGAGTGGTCTCTGTTCCGTTGCCTCGTCGTCTGGCGACAGCGGCCACTCCTGTAGTCGCGCGCCTTCGGCGTCGGCCACAGTCTCACTGCGTTGTTCAACCCGACCTGCTTTTTCTTTCCTTCGGGCGTTACTCCCGTCGCTGTCGTTCCCGGTGGCAGGGTCCTCGACCCGAGGGCGTCCGATGCACTCGGAGATGGCCACATCCCCGTCCGCGCCATCGTGTTGAGGCTCGGCGTCCCCCGGTGCGCGTAGGCCTCCCTGCCGTCCCCCGGGCACCCATTGCCAGAGGTCCCGTAGGTCCGCGCGCTCGGGGTGGGCAGCCAGGCAGAACCAGCGCCTTCGGAGGTGCGGCGCGCCGACTTCGGCCGCGCTGAAACAATCCCACCACGCATCGAAGCCGAGATCGGCAAGCCCTTCGAGGACTTCGACCAGTCCCTTGGTGCGGATCCCGGGGACGTTTTCGAGGAAGACGAGTCCGGGCGACGCCTCCCCGCAGATGCGCTGGACCTGTGGCCAGAGCCACCGCGGGTCGTCGACGCCGAGGCCCTTGCCCGCCGCGCTGGAAGGCTGGCACGGGAAGCCAGCAGTGATGAGGTCCACTGCTCCACGCCATGGGCGGCCATCGAAGGTTGCGGTGCCGAATCCAAGATGCCCGCCGACATCTTGCGCGCCAGGTCCGCGCAGCAGAAGGCTTCCCTCTCCACCACGCAGACCGTGCGAGCCGTTGCGACAGCAAGGCGTAGTCCGAGCGAGAGGCCACCGTTCCCGGCACATAGAGCCAGCTCATTCATCCCTCTGGTCGCGGCCACATTCGTCGCACTCGCAGTCGTCGGCGGCCACGTGCCCGCTGCAGAACCTGCAGGCGTAGCACAGAGGCAGCCCCATCCGCGCGAACTCGGGATCCTCGCAGATGGAACAGCCCTCCTCGAACACCGTCGGCGTCGTGGTGCGCTCGTCGTCGTGCAGCATTCGATACACCGGGTCGTCTGACTTCACCTTGGGCACGCTACCACCTCCTCGCTAGTGAAGCATCTCGTCCACCGCCGCCTCGTCCCGCAGCAGTTTCAAGTCGGTCATTCCTGCGGCGCGACCCGTCCGGAGCGCCAGCTCCACGCTCGTGTTTTCGAGCGCCAGTGGCTCCTCCTTCCCCCACGGGATGGGTATGCGCTGCAGCGCCACCGCGATCGCCGCGGCCAGCAGCCTCGTGCCCAAGTCCCTGCGGGCGGCCAAGCCCGACGCGACGTGAGTTACATGCCACGCGCGGGGAGGATCACCTCCGCGGTAGACGACGAAGTGCTCGCCCACCGGCTGCGCCATGATCGTCTCACGCAATCCATCGCCGCGGACGACGTCCACCGGCACTGAGTTTCGCCCCCGCATCTGCGCCGCGACCTCGCGCCTGAACTCGGCCAGCCCGTCCACGCCTGCCCCGACGACCGTGCCGTCGGGGCGGACAAATTGGAGTTGGTCAACCTGGGGCACGAACAGCGCGCGCCCGACCTTCGGGTCCAACCCCTCATACGAGTCATCGGCGGCTCTCAACTGAGCGTGCGAGTCCACCACCGCCCAGAGGCAGCGGTGGCGTGACCGCACCAACCCAGAACAGACGACGTATCGCGCCGGGTCAGGAGGGTCCGCCTCCTGGTCGAGCAGGAGCCGTATCTTGGCGTGACCCATCTGCGGCACGCTCCTAGCCGAACAGCGCCTCGGCGTCGGTCTCGGTGGCGGCCTCCTGGAAGGCCACGTCCTCGTCGCCCTCGACCTCGATGGGGTCGAACACCTCCTCGGCGGTCTTGCGCCCGTCGAGCCGCTCGTCCTCGCGGACCAGCTGCACGGCGTTGAGCCCGAAGCTGACGCCCTTGCCGCCCTGGGGGTGGTCGTAGGCGAAGGCGTTGATGTGGAACCGACACCAGCAGCCGGCGAAGATCATCTTGGGGTCGATGATCGACTGCCGCCGCTGGTCCACGACCGTCGGCTCGAACTTGGACTTCGTGTTGATGTAATGCCACCCCTCGTCGTAGCCCGCGAACTGCGACTTGCCCGCGCAGCTCTTGATGGGGTTCTTGTCCGCCGCCATCGGCGGCAGCTTGCCGAACTTCTCCAGCGCCGCCGCCTTGATGCACGCGGCGAAGGGCTTGAGGTCGGTGTCGGGCGGGAGCAGCAGCACCGCCTGGTACATCTCGTCGCTCTTGCCCTTCGCGACCGGCTTAGGCTCGAAGAGGGCGGGGAACGCGAGACGCAGCGGGGGCGTGACGATCTCAGTGGGTCCTAGTTCTGCCATGGTAGTTTCCTCAGCTTTTAGGGTTGGTCAGTGTTGGTTAGTGCGGCCCCGTCGTCGAACACGTCCGCGCGCACGAGCGCGGGGCGTTTGTCGGCCACGGGTACCAGGACGCTTCCAGTATGGGGCTTGGTGGTGAGCCCAGCGACGACCTTCTTGTCGCCTTTTCCGAGCAGCTTCTCGGCCTGCGCCGGTGACAGGAGCCGGCGCTCCTGCCACGGCTCCTTGCCGTCCGGGAGGAACATCTCCAGCGCCGCCGCGGCGTCGGCCTCGTCCTTCCACCTGCGGTTGCCGACCTTGGCGACGAGCTTGAAGCCGGGCGGCGCGGAGCCGCCCGCGGCGAGGCCGTAGGCGTGCTCGCGCTCGGCCCTGATCCACTGCTCGATGACCGGGAAGGCGGCCAGCGCCGTGGCCAGCTCCTCGGGGCCGAGGGACTCGGGCTTTGGGGGCACCTTCGCGGGGGCCTCCATGGTCTCGTCGGTGAACAGCTGGCCCGCGTGCTCCAGCGACGCCCGCCTGAGCTCAGGGCAGATCGGCTTCGCGCGGCAGAAGCCGCACCACTCGCCGGCGTGCAGTGCCGCCGCCGGGTCGTCGGTGAGCCTGGCCGCCTCCTTGAGCACCACCGAGCCCCACGCGCGCAGCTCGACCGCGCCCACGGTCCACAGGCTGTGCCCGCCGCGGTGGTGGCGCGGCTGCACGACGTGCAGCACGACCTCCTCCACCTTGGACATCAGAGACCCGAAGGTCAGCAGAACCCCGAGCGCGTATATCTTGAGCTGGGGGTTGTCCTCGACGTCGACGAACACGCCGCTGCCGTACTTGAGGTCGAACACGTGCAGGACGTTGCCCGGCGCCAGCACCATTGCGTCGAGGGTGCCGTGGATGTCGTTGCGCACGCCAGTTAGGGTGACCTTCACCTCGAACGCCGGCTCGCAGCCCCGCGCGGGCTCCACGTCGAGCACGGCGTCGATGTAGGTCTGGACGTGCCCGACCATGTCCCCGTCGCAGGTGAACTCGCCATCGGTGCTGTCGAGCATGGCCTCGGCCTGCAGGCCGCTCTTGAGGCACCGCTCGGCGACGGCGTGGGCGAAGGTGCCCTCGCGCGCCGCCGGCGAGCCCTCGTCGGGGATGCCGCGGCAGAGCCCGACGCTGCCCGGGCACCGGGTCCACCGCTCGGATGCGGACGGTGCGAGCTCGGCGTGGCCGCTCACGTCGCCAGGCGCTGCACCAGCTCGCCGTATTTGGCCTCGTCAAGCTCGCTCAGCTTCTTGGCCCCGAACTCGCCGAGCAGCTCCTTCATGGCCTCGACCGAGTTGTCGGCGATGAAGCCGCGCACCGCCTCCTTGACCTCGTCGAGGGTCGGGCCGTCGGCGTCTTCGCCGACGCCGAGCGGGTCGTCGTCCACGATCTCGGCGGTCTTCTTCGCGGCCGCCCGCCTCTTCGAGGCGGCCGCCTTCTTCGCCGCGGCCTTCGCGGCGACGTCGTCCTTCTTGGGCTCGGGCGCCTCGGTCGCCGCCACCTCGCAGCCTTCCTCGATGCTGCGCATGTAGCCGATGGCCTGCGCTAGGTGGTCCAGGTTGGTCGCTGCCGTGATGCCAATGTTGATCGTGACGTTCATGCTAGGAGGTCCTCTACCTGTTGTTGTTGCCATAGTTCTTCGTCAGTGATGAAGCCGCGCCCATGTTCCATGTTGCGGGCCCGGTCCAGTAGCTCTTTTTCGTGGTCCTCGCGCACGTAGCCCTCGGCGACGATGCGCTTGAACAGCTTGGCCATGGCGATTGCGCATCGCTTCGAGTCGAAGGGCCGGACCCTGTGCAGTCCATCGGGGTTTGGTAGCTCGCCGGTCGTGCGGTACGCGATGACTGTCTGCCCGGTCTCCCGGCAGGGCCTCAACGGCAGCTCTTCGATCGTGCCCAGGTCGACGAGCTCCCCAAGGCGGGGCGATGCGCTGCGCGTCCACGCGTTCACGTCTCGCGAGATGATGCGGTCAAGTTCGCCGCTCGTCACGCCGTCCTCGCCCTGGTGCTTGTAGATCGCTTCGTAGACCAGGAACCGCAGGCGGGACAGCAGTCCGTTGTCGCGGATGCGGTGGTAAGCGAGGGTCTGGCTCTCGCGGTGCGTCATGCGTCAGGATGCGTGGGTTTCAACTGAGTAGGTCGTGTGTCTCCGAGCCTTCCCGGACTTCAGCGTCGGTGGCGAAACCGCGGCCAGCGAACAGGTTCCTGGCGCGCTGCAGCAGCTCGTCCTGGTAGGCGCCCTCCTTGACGTAGCCGCCGTGCGCGAGGCCTTGGACGAACATCGCCATGGCGTATCGGGTCACGCTGCAGGTGACCACCATGCGGGCGTCGTCGAGTTTCTTGCCGCCTGTGATCGCGCCCGACTCCTCATGGTGGTCCGCGAGCAGCCGCAGGGCGGCGACGAGCTCCACGCGTTGGTCTTCGGTCAGGTCGGCCATCACCGTCCCTCCCTCGTCACCAGGACGCCGGTGCGCCCGTCGCGCGCCGTGACCTTGGTGTGGTAGGTGTCCCCGTGGCGGGGCGCGCTCGAGTCCACCACGATCGGCATGCCGAGCAGCGTCCCCGCGTCGGCCTGGATCGCCCTCATGACCTTCTCTGCGACCACCGCCGGGACCTCCACTTCCAGGCGCAGCAGGAGGTACCTCGCAAGGACGGTCGGGTGCATCACGATGCTCTTGATGGCGCCGCGGAAGTCCCCGCTGGGCACCACCATCGCCACCACCACGAACAGCGCCTCGAAGTTGAAGTCGGTGACGCCCCTGATGTAGCTGGTGCCGGCGACGTCGTGCTTGTAGGGGTCGCGCATCGTCAGTCTTTCTCCTGCGGTGGGACCTCGAAGTCGGCCTGCAGGACCACCTCGCCCACTGACGGCTCGGGCTCTTTAGGCTCCTCGACTTCCTCGGGCTCGACGGTATAGACGGTCGACGCCCGCAGTTCGAACTCGCCGCTCAGCTCGCGCAGCAGCATCGACGTGCCGCCACCGTCGTGCCAGACCTGCAGGTCGACCTGGATCTTCTCCTTGACCAGCTCCTCGATCAGGTCGCCGACCACGATGAGCGCGTCGGCCAGCTCCGTCACCTTGGGGTGCCTCACTGCTCTGGCTCCTCGTAGGATTTGGCGCACCGTCGCATGTGGTCCCAGCAGATGCCGCGCATGCCCCGGCGCCTCCGGGCCTCTATGTCCACGCCGAAGTTGAGCAGCCACGTGTTGCGGCCGTCGTGGTCCGCGGGGAGCTGGAGGATCAGGGCTTCGGCGCGCTGGACCCGGTTCAGCCCGGACTCAATTTCCGCGTCGCTCAGCAGTATCTGGTGTGGCATCAGTCCGATCCCCCTTCGAGCTCGCAGATCAAGTGCCGCAGTTCGTCGGCCAGCTGCGGGTGGGTCAGGCGGCACGCCATCTCGTAGGTGACCAACGCCGCGCGCGCGTGCGGGTCGTGGGTGACGTCGAGCACCCAGTAGAAGCAGCCGTGGTGCTTCCTGCCGGGGAGGTGCCCGCCGTCGGTGCGCTCGACCTTGAACTTCTCGAAGATGGGGCCGTCTTTGCTCAAGGCAGGTCCCCCATGGAGTCGAGCGCCTCGGTGAGCAGGCGCCGGACCTCGGCGCCATCGCCCCGGTAGACCAGGTAGTTGGTCGAGTCGTCACCGGGCATCCCGCCCACGGAGATCCTCGTGCAGAGCGGGTCGCGCGGCAACTTGCGCACAGTGACCCGCCCGATGCACCTGCAGAACACCTCCGCCTCCCCGGGCGCGCCGGCGGTGATCTGGCTCTCGCCGGCCGCCACCATCTTCGCCGCCTTGTCCCTCAGCTCGGCGAGCCTGCGGTCCCGCAGCACGTCGTGGAGCTTTCGGGGCTCGTCCGCGTGGACATGCGGCTGGTCGCCGAAGGCCTCGCGGAACCTCTTCAACGCCTCGGAGTCGGGGGCGTCGTCGTCTCGATGCGTCTGCATCATTCACCTCTGGGTTCGGGGGACTTTCCCTGTTGCTCGAACTCACGCTCCACCTCTACCAGCCGCATGCCGATGAAGGTGGCGGCGCAGATTGGCCAGCACAGCAACGCGCCGGACATGCGGTCGTCGGCGGGGACCTCTCCCAGGTGCCACTGGCACACACCGTGCTCGTCGTGCAGTTCTGACATGCACGTGCCGAGCTTCGTGCCCAGCACGAAGCGGTTGAGCCCGATCCAGGTCTTCCCGCGCAGCTCCTCGTCGCACACGGAGCACCTGGCGCACTCTTCGGCGGCCATCAGTTCAGTACCTCGCGGATCATCTCGGTCTTCCTGCGCAGCGCGCGCACCAGGTCCTCGTCGCTGGTGCCGGCCAGCGCCACGAACCGCACCCGCACCTTGGCGTCCTGGCCAATGCGATGGACGCGCTGCGCGGCCTGCGCGTTCTCGCCGGGCACGAACGACGCCTCCAGGAAGAGCACGTCGGCGGCGGCCGTCATCGTCGTGCCGGTGCCGGCGGCCACGATGTTGCACACCGCGACCCGCACGCTCGGGCGCTGCTGGAAGGCGTCGATCAGATCCTGGCGCCGGCGCGCCGGTGTCGCCCCGGTGATGACGATCGCGCCGAACTTCGCCAGCGCGTCCGCCGCCATGCTGATCGTCTCCACGTGATGCGCGAAGAGCACGACCTTGTCCAAGGCGCGCGACTCCAGCTCCATGGACAGCAGCTCGACCACCGGCTCCAGCTTCGCCAGCCCGATCATGCGGCGCAGCCGCGTGAAGTCCTCCTCGCCCCTGAGCGCGCGCCAGGCGGCGTCGGGGCCGGCATCGTCACCGAGGCCCTCCTTCGCCGCCTCCACGAGCTTGGGGCGCAGCCGGCCGTCGAGGACCTTCAGCTCCCACGGCATCTTGCGCGGCTTGAGGGTGACGAGCTCGTAGCGGATCGGCGGCAGGTCCTTGAGGTGGTCCTTCTTCATCCGGCGCAGCACGATGCCGCGCAGCCTCTTCCTCAAGTGACCCAGGTTCTTGTTGTGGACGACCTTGGGCCCGTACTTCGTCTCCCTCGTGACGCAGTAGGCGTCGAGGAACGCGGCGTGGCTCGCGGGCTTGAGCTTGACGTTCCTGATTCGCTCGGGGAACAGGCCGCGCAGATGGGTCCAGAGCTCGCCGACGTGGTTGGGCATCGGCGTCCCGGACAGCAGCCAGACGCGGAATGCGGCGTCCGCCAGCGCCTTCACCTCCATGTCTAGCCCGGCGTCGGGGACCGCCGGCCGTTCGAGGTTGTAGAGCCGGTTCGTTCGCTTCGCCTCGGGGCCCCTGAAGAAGTGGCACTCGTCGACGACCAGCAGATCCCACCGTCGCGCCACGAGCTGCGAGAAGATCGCGGGCCGCAGGATCAGGCCGTGGGTGGTGACGACGACGTCGTGCTGCGGGCCGAGGACGCCGAGCTTCTTCGCCGCCCGCGGGCGGTCCACGACCTGGTCGCGCCCCGATTCGAGCACCTGGACGTCGGCCGCTGGTGCCCACCTCTTGAACTCGCGCTCCCAGTTCCAGAGCACGACCGTCGGCACCAATACCAAGATGTGGTGGGCGCCGGCCTGTCCAGCACCACGGATTGCGGTGATGGTCTTGCCCATCCCCATCTCGTCGAACAGGCAGCCCCGCGCGCGCTCGGCGAGCCAGTCGGCGCCGGTCTTTTGGTATGGGTAGAGGGCGAGCATGGCGGCTGCAGGTGGGCCAAAAACGGTAGCTGCGCGGCCGCGCCGGGTCCACGGAACAGTTGGCTTTTCTCTCTTGCCCGGGCGCCCACTCGACGGCAGCATTGGCGCCCCGGCGGGTCGACCGCGCCGGTGCATTCAGGGCGGCGATGCCAAACACCAAAGGGACGCGCGGTAGGGAGTCCAACGACCCACGGCGCGCCCAAATACCCGAGATGTTGCGGCGAATCCCGCGCTGGACCACGTGGCGCCTGGAGCAGAACGCGGGCGGCAGGCTCACCAAGAAGCCGGCGGGCAGCACGAAGGACGAGGCAAACCGCCGCACGTTCAAGAACGTGCAGAACGTGGAGTGCGGCCCCGACGGGGGCCGCGGCTTCGTCTTCACCGGTGGCGTCGAGGTCCCGGACGGCTTCCTGCTGGCGCTGGATCTGGACGCCTGCTACTTCGACGGCCAGGTGGTGCCCTGGGCCCAGTTCGTCCTCGACGCCTTCCTGAACAGCTACACCGAGGTCAGCCCGTCCGGCACCGGGCTGCGCACGTTCGTGGTCGTCCCCGCGCTCCCGCCGCCGGTGCCGATTATCCGGGTGCCGGCGGATAGCCCCATCGACAAGGCGCCCGAGATCCAGGTCTTCGGCTGCGGGCCCGCCCAGTACGTGACCGTGACCGGCGACCAGCTCAAGGGCACCTCGGCCGAGCCGCTGCCGGCGCCCGGCGGCCTGGGCTGGCTGCGGCAGCGCTACGGGGCCCAGATGGACGCCGGGGCGGTGTCCGGGGCGGCGCGGCCCGATGGCCAGGGCCCACCACCCCGGCGCGGCGAGGTCGCCCAGCGGCTGCCCAAGAACGGTAGGATCGCCCACCTGGCGGCCGGTTACTGGGAAGCCATGGGGCACCCGTCCGCCTCGGAGGGCTTCCAGGAGCTGGAGGTGGCCGTCCTGCGGGCGGCCAGGGACCACGTCGCCGAGGCCGCATCGTTCCTGATCCACGAGACCGCCTACGGCCGGGGCGAGGTGGAGAGCCGGGACCCGGCCCGCTACGGCCGCGAGGACTGGGTCACGGCCGACCTCTGCCGCACCCACGCCAAGGGCCCGGGCAGGCTGCGGGCCACCTTCGACGACGGGTTCGACCTGCCAAGTTGGCGGCCGCCACAAAGGCAGGACGCCCCCACCGGTGGTTGGTTCCTGCAGCTCGCCGACGCCATCGAGCGCGGCCGCCGCGCCCAGTTCCTGCTGCACGGGCTGCTGCCGGCCAGGGGCATGGCCCAGTTCTTCGGCGACCCGAGCTCGGGCAAGACGGCCATGGTCGTGTCCCTGGCGATCCACGTCGCCGCCGGAATGGACTGGCACGGCTACGAGCTCGACCGGCCCGGCCGGGTGTTCTACGTCGCTGGCGAGGGCCTCGACGGCCTCGGCCGGCGGTTCGAGGCCCAGCTCGACCAGGTGGACCCCACGCTGCGCCCCCACGACCTGCCGGTCTACCTGTCCACCCGGCCCGGGGCCCTGCTGCTGCCCGAGAACCGGGCCAGGTGGGCCCGGGAGGTCCGGGCGGTCCTGAACGCCGAGCCGGGCGAGCCGCCGGCGCTGATCGTGTTGGACACCCAGGCGCGGAACTTCGGGCCGGGCAACGAGAACTCGAGCGAGGACATGGGCGCCTTCGTCGACCAGGTCGACGCCCTGGTCCGCGAGACGGGCGCCCTGGTGCTCCTGGTCCACCACACCGGGCACGCCGACAAGGGTAGGGGCCGGGGCAGCTCGGCCATGGGCGCGGCCCTGGACGCCTCCTTCGAGGTCACCAGGCCCGGCGGCGGCTCGGCCGCCTACGCCACCCCCCACAAGCACAAGGACTGGGCCCGCCCGGACAGGATCGAGGGCGTGTTGCTGCCGGTGCAGCTAGGCGAGGACGACCGGGGCCGCCCGGTGACGGCCGTGACGTTCGTCGACCGGCAGGCCAGCGTGGCCGACATGTTCCCCGAGGTGGACGACGGGCTGCTCGCCGTGGTCCGCGAGCGGGTCGGACTGGTGACCCCGCGCGCCGAGCTGGCGTCGCTACTCAGCTGCTCGCCGAAGCAGGCGCGGCGGCGGGTGGACGCGGCGGTGGTGGCCGGGTGGCTCGCAAAGGCGGGCGAGGACAAGAATCGGAGCTACGTCCTTACGGAGCCAGGACTTACGGCCCGGCCCACGGGTGAGGGCCAGCAAATCGGGGACCTACTGTCGTGAAGGGTGGGCCAGCAAAAGGGCCGGATGGGCCAGCAAAGTCACAAACCCATGTAGCACAGTGCGTTACCAAAAAGGGCCAGCAAAGGCCGGATGGGCCGCACGGGATGAGGTTTGGTGGCCCCTGGGGGGGTGCCCCCCGTAGGGGGGCCCCCCAAAGGGCCAGCAAATCCCGCGACCTCGACTTCACCGCCTTCGAAGTCGAGGGCGAACCCGCCGGCGAGCCCCGGGCGAGGAAGGGGCAGGACGGTCGAATCCACCGGGACCACTCGGCCGACGCGTGGAAGCACGGCGCCCGGGCCGCGTGTCGGCTGGCCCTGCTCCGCGGCGGGGTGACCGGGCTGGTCCCCCTCGGTGTCGCGGTGGCCGTCGAGATGACCTTCAGGTTCCGGCGGCCCAAGTCGCACCACGTCGCCGGGCGGCGGGACCGGGAGCTCAAGGCCGGGGCCCCGACCTTCCACACCTCCAAGCCCGACGCGGACAACCTCGGCAAGGCGCTGGTGGACGCCCTCGGGGGCTTTGACGGCTGCCCGCACCTGGTATGGTGCGACGACCAGCAGGTGGCCTGGGCGCCGCCGCTCAAGCTGTGGGCCGACCCGGGCCAGGAGCCTGGCGCCCACGTGGCGATCTACCGATTAGAAAAGGATCCGACGATCGTGGAGCCGATCCTGACTGTTGATGACCTGACGCTGGGCGAGACCCTGGAGGTCAGCCGACGCCGCGCAGGACTCTCCCAGGGGGCGTGTGCCGCCCTGTACGGCGTCGCGGCCGGTCGGTACCACCGGTGGGAGCTGGGCGAATCGGGGCCACCACGGGCCAACCTGCGGCGCCTGGAGGCGCACGAGGAGGCGTTCGTCCTTCGACGGCGGTCCGGGCTGTCGCCCAGGGAGGTGGCCGGGTGGACCGGGCTGTCCGCCTGGTGGATCGGCAAGGCCGAGCGGGGCGAGGTCCGCAACGTCGACGTGCTCCTGGAGTGGTGGCGCCGCATGGCCAGGTCCCTGCGCGAGGTCGAGGAGCTGCTCGGGTGACGAAGCGGCGGCGGTTCGCTGCGCCTGAGGAGACCGGCCCCCGGCGAACGGGTTTGACCTCGGGGCGCCCAGTTGGCATCCTTGCGACCTATGGCCAGCGAACGATACCTCAACCAGTGGTACTGCCAGCTCTGCGGCTGGCGCACCAGACGCCAGGCGAGGCAACCCGCCGCGCAGCTAGCCCACGACGGCTGCGTGCTCATCACCTGCACGAGGCCGCACGACGTGGGCACCGACCCGTGCAAGGGCCTGATGCTGCTGGTTGGGTTCGTGCGCGAACTTGGCGAGGGAGACGACGCGCCGGGCAAGGAGGACTGACGTGGAGAGGATCACCAGGCGTGGACTCATCGCCGGCGCCAGCGCGATGCTCGCGGGCTTCAGCGTGCCGAAGTTGCCGCTCGGGCCGGCGAAGGACAACGCCGCGCTCTGGGTTGTGTTCATCGCTGGCAACTGTCGCACGCCCGTGGGCTTCAAGGCCTTCGAGGTTGGGCAGGAGTCGGCGAAGCGAGCGGGCTTCGACGTGTTGGACTCGATGCACAACGTGCGCGAGCGGTCGAAGTTCTTGGCGCGCAAGGAGGTCGACCTGGCGTACGCCCGCGAGCAGGAAAAGCTCGCCGTGTATATCGGCCCGATCACGGACCTCGGCAAGAGCGACCTGCAGGGCGTCGCCGAGGGCGTGGTCGCGCTCTGGGTCGAGGTCGCGTGATCTGCAGCCAACAGGGTTGTGGCGCTGTCGCCGCGTATCGGTTCACCTGGCCGGGGGAGGACGAGGCCGGCATCTGCGTGGAGCACGCGCCGCACATGCGGGGCGTCGCCGAGGCCCTGGGGCTCCGCCTGCAGCTGATTCCGCTGCCTGGTCCTAGCAGCGAAAACGAAGGGCTGGTGGACGACCCCGGCGAGTGAGACGATTGCGGGTGCCTGGGGCCCGCTGGTCAGGGGGCAAGGGCGAGAGCCCTGACGGCCGGCGGGTTCCTGGGCCTATAACCTTGCAGGTTCCGCCTCCTATTGACTCCGCGCCGCCGTTGGGCACGATGTCGGGCAGCCAACCGGCAGGGACGCGGGACCACGGCCAGTCGACCCCGCCCCGCCCCCGGCCGGCGCTGTCACCATGATCTGGGCCATGTTGATCTTCTGCGCTGCCATCTCCTTGGCCTCTGAGCTGATCCGGCCGTGGAACGAGCCGATGCCGAAGGCGTGGCAGCTGCGGTGGGAGTGGTTGTGGAGCCGGTGTCCGTGCTCGACGTGCGCGGATAGGCGCTCTGCAGAAGTCGTCGTGTCCGTCGATCGGTTCAGCAACACGTCTGTGTACGGTGGTTTTCCGGAGGCGACCCTCTTTCCTGAAGCTCGAGGAGAGCTCGAACGGCTCTCCGAGCGCGCGGCAAGCTTGATCAGGGCGGGGGTGTCGGAGATTGTGCTCACCGAGGACGAGGTCACCAGGGCTTGCGAGCGCAACCTGCTGAACTTCACGGTGACAGAGGACCTCGCACTGGACATGTGCTTCATGGGCCTGCGGGTCAAGAGGGTGGACTGATGAGCATGAGCGACGCGCAGGTTCGCAAGGTCGTCGACGGGGCGGTCCGCGAGATGCGGATGGCCCTGGGCCTGAGCCGGTGGCACGTCAATGTCCATTACCGCGCCTTGGCTGACGACGACATCGGCACGTGCCTGGTGGACGTGCCGCACTTTCGCGCGACGCTGGGGTTTGACTCGGCGAAGCACGACGACGCGGGCCACGTCCTGGAGACGCTGCGGCACGAGCTGCTGCACGTGTGCCACGCCTACTTCGAGATTCCTAGGCGCGTCGTCGGCGAGCACTTGTCCAGCGAGGCGTTCAACGCCTTCGACGTCAGCTTCAGGCTGGCCGCCGAGCACACCGTGGCGAGTATGGAGTGGCTGCTCGACGACCAGGACGTTACGCCGCGGAAACTCGTCGAACGCGGCGTGGAGATCATGGCCGCCTTCGCTGTGCCCAGAGACGGGGAGGCCAAGGGGAACGAAGGCGCCGAGGAATCCGACATGGTCCACCCGGACCACCACGACCACAAACCAAAGGAGTAGGCAGATGTTCTGGAAGACCCTGTGGACTAGGTACCGCACCGAGGACGGTCAACTGTGGTTCTGCCTTTGGCGGCAGCGCGGGCGTCGGGTGGACGAGGCCCTGCACGTGCGGGTGTTGGAGGAGTCGTGAACTACCAAACTGAGAGGGCCGTGGCGAAGGTGCTGTTCGGCACGCTCTGGGCCACGGTGGCGGTGATCTGGTTGACGCTGGCCTTCACCTGCACGCCCATTCAGCAGGTGGTTGAACCGGAGCGGCCGCTGACGCTCGGCGAGCTGCTCGACCAGGCAGCGGGGAGGCCGCCGCCCGTCGACGCCGACGTGGTCACCCGGGGCGTGCTGCGGGCCGAGCTCGCGCCCGCGATGGCCGAGCCGATTTATGAGCTCCGAGCCTTCCCTCCCGAGGACCAAGTGGTGAGCACCTCCACCGTCGAGCCGCCGCCGCAGGTCATCGTCCACTTGCTGCCCCGGCGCGACGACGTGCTGCGCAGCTCCACGTTGACGATCTGGTTCACGACCGGCGGCGAGGAGGGGGTGTCCGAGCGGGATGCCTGGCTGGTGTTCTCGCCCACGCTCCTCGAGGAGCCGGTGAACTGGAACACCGTCGACGAACCGGTCCTGCAGCTGGTCCCCTTCGACGTGGTGCTGCCCTTCCCCGGGCTCCAGGTCACGGACTACGGCCCCAGGTTCCACCGGCAGCCGACCTCGGGCATCGTGGAGGTCCACGGCCAGGTCCGACTCACCGCCCCGATGTACGTGCAGCTGGTCGTCGAGGCGCCAGAGGAGAACGAGCTGGGCTACGTGGCCACGCACGCCTACGGGCTGATCCCGGGAGGCGAGTGACGTGAGGGTGATCTTACCGAGGCTGGGGAGGTGGTCTCGCGCGGGCGGGAGGTGGTTCTCCTGGGAGCGTATCTACATCCAGGGGTACCGCTGGACGCCGTTTTGCTGGGTCGCGAGGAAGCGCGTGCGCTCGCAGCTGCAGCAAGGAAGAGATGTATGACCGGCGCGAGAAGGCCGAGTTTCCGACCCTACACGAAGTCGCAGACGACCACGTGGCGCGCGCGATTCAACTCACCAGGGGCGACCTCAAGGAGGCTGCCAAGCTATTGGGCGTCGCACGTTCCACGCTCTACAGGAAGTTCCGCGTGACCGCGATGACCGAGAGGGCCAGGGAACAGTCGATGCGACTGCGCCTGAAGAAGAGACTCGACCGGCTCCGCGCGGTCACCGAGGTGGCGGCTTCACAGGTCACGAAGGGCGAAGGGGGCAACGTATACGACCACGGCGTGGCCAACGGGTTGATCCTGGCTAGACACATCATGGAGGGTCGGCGGGGCGAGCCGGCGTACGTATGAGGCATCGTGGACGCAGTGTTGGCCTGCACGAAGAACGCTGCCTAGCTAGGGCGCGCGCGGCGTTCGCGGAGGTCGAGCCGATCCTCGGTAGGACCATGGAGGAGCGGGGGGTTGAGGTAGCCGCTCTTCCGACGGTGATGTGGAAGGGTCGGCAGCTACGCACGATTAGGTGCCACGCCGACTTTGGAAAAGGGCCACACGACGTCAACGTGCCGGAGTCCCTGCTCTGGTCCCTGCTGGACTTCTGCGCCTTCCGCTGTCCCTATCACCGCTAACGTGCAATCCGAGCTAACGTGGGATAGCCTCCGCCCGCATGAAGGCCAAGGTGAAGCGGCGCCCGGTGTCGAAGTCCAACGGGTGGCCCGCCGAGGAGGTCCACCGTCGCCGAGTCGCTGACCTGGTGCCCTACGCCCACAACGCGCGGGTCCACTCGCCCCGGCAGGTCGCCCAGATCGCCGCGTCGATCGAGGAGTGGGGGTGGACGACCCCGGTGCTGGTCGACGAGGAGGATGGGATCATTGCCGGCCACGGCCGCGTGCTCGCCGCGCTGAAGCTCGGCGTCGACGAGGTGCCGTGCGTCGTGGCGCGGGGCTGGACGAAGGCGCAGAAGCACGCCTACGTGATCGCCGACAACCAGCTCACCATCAGCGCGGGGTGGGACACCGACCTGCTGAAGGTCGAGGTCGGGGAGCTCAACACGCTGGACGACTTCGACGTCGACCTGCTCGGCTTCGACGCCTCGACGCTGGCCAGCCTGCTGGAGCCCGACGTGGTCGACCCCAAGGGCCTGGAGGGCGCCGACGAGTTCACCTCGGTCGAGGAGGTGGCGGTCACGCGCTCGGGCGACCTCTGGCTGCTCGACAACCACCGCGTGTTGTGCGGCGACGCGACCACCGCCGCCCACGTGAGCAAGCTCATGGGTGAGGAGCTCGCCGACCTGGTCCACGCCGACCCGCCCTACGGCATGGGTAAGGAGGCCGACGGCATCGCCAACGACAACCTCTACGCCGACAAGCTCGACGCCTTCCAGCTCAAGTGGCTGCAGCTCGCGCTGCGCTACGCGCGCCAGAACTGCGGGCTGTATATCTGGGGCAACGCGCCGGACCTGTGGCGTCTGTGGTACGCCGCGGGGCTCAGCGAGGTCGACGAGCTGCACGTGCGCAACGAGGTCGTGTGGGCCAAAGGCTCTGGCTTCGGCATGTCTGGTGAGGGGCAGCACAGCTACAGCCCCGAGACGGAGCGGTGCCTGTTCCTCATGCGGGGCCAGCAGTTCCTCGGCAACCAGAACAAGGACGAATACTGGGAGGGCTACGAGCCCCTGCGCCGGTGGATGGTCGGGCAGCGCGACGCTGCGGGCTGGAAGGCCGGGGACGTCAACCGGATCACCGGCACCCGCATGGCCGGGCACTGGTTCGGCAAGTCTCAGTTCCACTTCATCACGAGGACCAACTACAACAAGCTGCGCGCCGCGGCGAAGGGTGGTGCCTTCTCCATCGGCTACGACGAGCTCGTCGACCAGTTCTCGGACGTCAAGGAAGGAAGTGTCGTCTACCACCAGGAACTGTACGCCCAGGTGTGCGAGGCTCGGTCCTACTTCGACAACGCCCACGACTCCATGACCGACGTCTGGCAGTTCGGGCGGGTCGTCGAGGAGGACCGCTACGGCCACGCCACGCCGAAGCCGACCAGGATGATCGCGCGCGCGGTGGTGAGCTCGTGCCCCGAGGGCGGGCTGGTGCTGGAGCCGTTCCTGGGCACGGGGACGACCTTGATGGCCGCCCAGCTGTTCGGGCGCAGGTGCTACGGCCTGGAGCTGGAGCCGACCTACGTGGACGTCGTGGTGCGCCGGTGGCAGGAGAAGACGGGGAGGACCGCGACGCTGGACGGAAAGGGTGATACAACCTTCGACGAAGTTGTCCACGAACGCGGCGTCATCGAGGACGTCTTGGGCTAGCAGAGGAGGTGGAGCATGGTTGCGCGTCGAAAGAAGGCGGTGGCGAAGAAGCAGGGCGCCAGGCGGTGGAAGGGCATGCCGCCCTTTCGGCCCACGGCGGAGCAGCGCCAGCAGGTCGAGCTGATGGCGGGGTTGGGCATGACTCAGGAGGAGGTCGCGGTCGTCATCCTCAACCCGCGAACGGGCAAGGGGATCTCCGACAAGACCCTTCGGGAGCACTTCCGGCAGGAGCTTGCGACGGGCCGCTCGAAGGTCAAGGCCAAGGTCGCCGCCTCGCTCTTCAAGAAGGCCACCGACGACAAGCACCCCCAGTCCGCCATCTGCGGGATGTTCATCATGAAGTGCCAGTTCGGTTGGCGACAGGAAGACAAGCTCATTCACCAGGTCGAGCCGAGCATGGTGGGCGTCCTGGTGGCGCCGGCGCAGAGGACGCCCGAGGAGTGGATCGAGGAGCAGCGCGTCAAGAACCTCACTCGCGCGGCCCCCGGTGCCAACGGCAGCGGGAAGAGGGAGGCCGAGGAGCTGCTCGGGTGAACCGAGTAGAGATGGCCAGGGCGGAGGACGGCACGACGCCTGGCCCCGGGCAGTGGGCGCTCTGGGGGGAAGAGGCCGTGATCCTCTGCTGCCCCACGTGCAGCCAGACGTCGGTGCTCGACCACGAGGTGACCGACGAGGGCTTGGTGAACGCCAGCGTCGTTCACAAGTGCGGGTGGCACGTCTACGTCAAGCTGCTGGGGTGGAGGGTGCCGTGACCGAGCTCGTCGCGACGGTCACCGAGGTGGAGCAGGAGGCCTTCGACGCGCGGCTCGAGGTGGCGCGTGGGGAGGAGCTCCCGTCGCGGCCCCGCGTCGTCGACGGCCGTCCGGTCGTCTGGGCGCCGCAGCCCGGCAGCCAGACCGAGTTCATGGAGTGCCCCTTGTTCGAGGTGCTCTACCACGGCACGCGCGGGCCGGGCAAGACGGACGGGCTGCTCATGGCGTTCGCGCAGCACGTCGACGCCGGGCACGGCGCGGCCTGGCGCGGCGTCATCTTCCGGCAGACCTACCCCCAGCTCGCCGACGTGCAGGTTAAGTCGGAGAAGTGGTTCCGCCAGATATTCCCCCGCGCCAAGTTCAACCGCTCGGGGATGCGGTGGGAGTGGCCGGACGGCGAAATGCTGCTGCTGCGGCACATGGCGCGCCCGGAGAACTACTGGAACTATCACGGCCACGAGTACCCCTTCGTGGGCTGGGAGGAGCTGACCAGCTGGAACACCGACGAGTGCTACCGGTCCATGTTCGCCTGCTGCCGGTCGAGCACGATGGGCGTGCCCCGCATGGTGCGCGCGACGACCAACCCCTACGGCGTCGGGCACAACTGGGTCAAGGAGCGCTTCGGCCTGCACGGCCAGTGGTGGAAGACGGTGGTGCGGGCGCGCCCCGTCGACATCGACGGCCGCGAGGAGCCGCCTCGCTGCGCCATCCACGGCCACATCGACGAGAACAAGATCCTCACCGAGGCCGACCCGAAGTACAAGCAGACCATCACGGCCGCGGCGACCAACGAGGCCATGGCCCGCGCGTGGCTCGACGGGTCGTGGGACTTCGTCGCCGGCGGGATGTTCGACGACGTGTGGGACCAGCGGCGCAACGTCGTGCCCAGCTTCCAGGTGCCGTCGAGCTGGCGGCTCGACCGCGCGTTCGACTGGGGTAGCTCCAGGCCCTTCTCGGTCGGGTGGTGGGCGCAGAGCGACGGCTCCGACCTGCGCCTCGACGACGGTCGCGTGGTCTCGACGGTGCGCGGCGACCTGTTCCGCGTGCGTGAGTGGTACGGGTTCACGGGCAGGCCCAACGAAGGCCTGCGGATGCTGGCAATCGACATAGCCAAAGGGATCGTCGAGAGGGAGCTGATGTGGGGCTGGCGCAGGGGCGAGAACTGCCGCGTGAAGGCCGGGCCGGCCGACTCCTCGATCTTCGTGGTCGAGAACGGCGTGTGCATCGCGCACGACATGGCGCAGCCTGTCCGCATCGAGGGCCGGGTCTACAAGGGGGTCTCCTGGCTCTCCGCGGACAAGAGGCCGGGCTCGCGCAAGCTCGGCTGGGAGATGATGCGCAAGCTCATCCGCAACGCGCAGCCCAACAAGGAGGGGCCGCGTGAACTCCCCGGGCTGTTCGTCATCGAGCGCGAGTGCGGGCAGTTCCTACGCACCGTGCTAGCGCTGCCGCGTGACGAGCGCGACCTGGACGACGTGGACACCGACGCGGAGGATCACGTCGGCGACGAGGTCCGCTACCGCGTGCGGGCCGTCGGGACGCAGGCGCGCAGCGGCTCGACCGTGGGGATGTACTGATGGTCTTAGGGATACACGTCGATGTCGAGCACATATGCGGGGTGGTGGTGGCCGTCGCTGGTGTGCTCGCTGCGCTTCGTTACTACAGGCGGAAGAGAGAGGACTGAACCATGGGAGTCGACAGCAAGCACCCGTTCTACGACGAGCACCGGCCCGACCTGCAGCAGATGCGCGAGACGTATCGGGGCGAGCGCATCGTCAAGCAGGCGGCGTTCCGCTACCTGCCGGCGACGGCGGGGATGATCGCGGACGGCCTCGAACGGCCCGAGCAGAAGGGGTTCAAGGCGTATGACGCCTATCGCAAGCGCTCTCGATTCCCCGACTTGGTGCGTGAGGCGGTCGAGGCGTTGCTCGGCGTGATGCATCACAAGCCCGCGACGATCGAGCTGCCCGAGAAGATGGAGTTCATGCGCGAGGACGCCACGGCGCGCAACGAGTCGCTGCAGATGTTCCTGCGGCGCATCAACGAGGAACAGCTGGTCACCGGGCGCGCCGGGCTGCTCGCCGACGTGGCCGACAAGGGCGAGCGCAAGGACAAGCCCTACCTCGTCATCAACCAGGGCGAGACCGTCATCAACTGGGACGAGGGACGCAGTGACGGCATCGAGGTCCAGAACCTCAACTTCGTCTCGATCGACGAGACCGAGAACGAGCGCATAGGCGACTTCGAGTGGGAGGAGCAGCAGAAGTTCCGCGTGCTGCTGCTGCTGAAGGACGAGACCGACGAGGCGGCCGTCGCCGCGGTGCAGGGGCCCAACGCGCGCGGCACGGGCACGGGGGAGGGGGGCGAAGAACCGGTGATGAACCTGCCCGAGGGGGAGGGCGTCTACCGCATGGGCGTCTTCCGCGAGAACAACACCACGTTTACGCCGTCGCGGCTCATCACCCCCTCGATCAGGGGGGAAACGCTGAACAAGATCCCCTTCGTGTTCGTCAACACCAAGGACATCACGCCGGAGCCGGACGACCCCCCGCTGCTCGGACTGTCGAACCTCACGCTCGCGATCTACTGCGGCGAGGCGGACTACCGCCAGGCGCTGTTCCTGCAGGGCCAGGACACCCTCGTCGTGATTGGCGCGACGGACGACGAGGAACACCGCGTGGGCGCGGGCGCGTCCATCAACCTCCCGCAGAGCGCCGACGCGAAGTTCATTGGCGTTGACTCCTCGGGGCTGTCTGAGATGCGCCTGTCGCTGGAGAACGACTACACCCGGGCGGGCGCGAAGGGCGGGCAACTGCTCGACACCGTCGGCGGCGACCAGCAGTCGGGCGAGGCCTTGCGCGTGCGCGTGGCAGCGAAGACGGCGACGCTCAACCAGATCGCGCTCGCCGGCGCGTTCGCCCTGGAGTCGCTCTTGAAGATCGTCGCCGAGTGGTTGAAATTGGACCCCGAGCAGGTCGTCGTGGCCCCCAACTTGGACTTCGTCGACGACCAGATCAGCGGTCAGCAGGTCGTGGAGTTCATGACCGCCAAGAGCCTCGGCGCGCCGATCTCCCTAGAGAGCATCCACAAGCAGTTGCAGGACCGGGGCTTCACGGAGCTGTCGTTCCAGGAGGAGGTCGACAAGATCGTCGCGGAGGCCGGCCTCGAGTTGGGCGGCGGCGGGTCGACGGCCGAGGACGGGCCTGAGGACGACGGGGACCAGCCCCCACCAGGTGATGGCGAGGACGAAGACGGGGACGAGGACGGAGAGGACGAGCCCGACGAGAGCGAGGAGGACGAAGGTGTCTAGTCACATCAAGATCAGACGGCCGCGACCGAAGCCGAAGCCCAAATAGGTGGCCAGCCGGAAGCGACAGCCCGAGCTGCAGCAGCCGGGGCCGATCAGGACGTCGAACGAGGAGTTCCTCGACGCCATGATCCGACACCAGGTCGGGCTCCTGCGGTTCGACCGCTCGGTCGCGCGAAAGGTCAAGGAGCTGCTCGATGCCTCCGAGTCCGACCTCCGGCGGGTGGTCCGCGACCGGCTGCGGGGACAGACCGGCCTGGAGACGCCGGCCCAGGTTCACCGGTTGCAGCAGCTCCTCAAGGACGTGCGGAAGATCCGCGGCAAGTCTCACGCTGAGGTCGCGGTGCTGTTCCAGAATGAGATGGTGAAGCTGGCCCTGGCCGAGCCGGCCTTCGTGGCGGCCATCACCGAGACCGTTGTGCCGGTGGTGATCTCCACCACCCTGCCCGCGCCGGAACTGCTGCGGTCGATCGTCACGACCAGGCCCTTCGAGGGCAAGGTAATGCGCCAGTGGTCAAAGAACCTAGCGCAGGCGGACCTGGCCCGAATCGAGGCGCAGATTCAGATTGGCTTGGTCCAGGGGGACTCGATCCCGGAGATCAGCCGGAGGATCGTGGGCTCGGTCAACCTGCGGGGTCGCAACGGCGTCACGGAGGTCACCAGGCGCCAGGCCGAGGCGATCGCCAGGACGGCCACCAACGCGATCGCCAGCCGTGCGCGCGCGGAGTTCTACAAGGCAAACCGGGAACACTTTGACGATGAGCTGTTCGTCGCCACCCTGGACGGCGTCACCACGCCGATCTGTCGGAGCCTGGACGGCCGGCGGTTCCCGATCGGCGAGGGCCCGGTCTTGCCGCTGCACTTCAACGAGCGAAGTCTGCGCGTGGCCATCCTCGACGCCGAGGCGCTTGGGCGCCGACCGATGAAGCCCGTCACCGAGCGCGGCCTGGTGCGCGAGTTCGCCGCGCAGGAAGACCTTGGGCGCATTACCGGTTCTCGCCGTGCGAACCTGCCGCGCGGCACGAAGGGGGCTTTCGACGAGTTCGCGAGGCGGCGGACGCGTGAGCTCATCGGGCGCGTCCCGGCGAAGACTGACTACACCACCTTCCTGCGCAGGCAGAGCGCGGCCTTCCAGGACGACGTGATGGGCAAGACGAAGGGTGCGCTGTTCCGCCGCGGCAACCTCACGCTGGACAAGTTCGTTGACCCGGTGACCTTCAAGGAGGTCACGCTGGACCAGCTTGCCCAGACCGAGGCCGCGGCATTCCGCGCTATCGGGCTGGACCCGAAGGACTTCCTGTGATAGCAAGTTGGCTCCTGGTCGACGGGATAGTCGGCAGGAAGACAACCCAGGAGGTGACGCATGGCTCTGAGGGACGTCCACGACAAGCTCGACGAGATTCCCGAGCAATACCAGGACCTCTACACCGAGAAGAACGGAAAGTTTGAGTTGACCGGCATCCAGGGGGTCAAGACCCAGGCCGACGTCGACCGATCCCAGGAGAGCCTGCGTAAGGCCACCAACGACAAGACGACCCTGCGTGAGAAGCTGGTCATTTTCGGGGACGGCACGGTCGGCGCCGACTCCCCGATCGAGGACTGGAAGAAGCTGCACGACGAGACGGCGACGAAGTTGGACCGGATCCCTGAACTCGAGGCGGCTTCCAAGGGCAAGCTCGACGAGGCCCAGATCGAGGAGATCGTCAACCGCCGGGTGGAGGGCACCATCAAGAGCAAGTTGGCCCCGGTGGAACGCAAGTTGAAAGACGTGACCAAGGAGCGCGACGTCGCCCTGGAGGAGAACACGAAGTTCCAGGCGGCGGACAAGACCCGGACCATCCACGACTCGCTCCGGAAGGCCCTGATGGCCTCCAAGGTGCTGCCAGACGCCCAGGAGGACGCCCTGCTCCTCGGGGACCGGGTGTTCGAGATCCGCGAGGACGACGGCGCGGTCGTGACGCGCGACAACATCGGCATCACCCCGGGCCTGGACCCCACGGCCTGGCTCACGGAGATCCAGGAGAAGCGCAGGCATTGGTGGCCCGAGTCGGTCGGGGGTGGGTCCAAGGACTCGATCGCCGGCAGGGGTGGCCCGGGGGGCGCCAACCCGTGGAACGGGGAGGAGGGGCGCTGGAACATGACCAAGCAGGGCGCGTTCGTCCGCCAGCACGGCAAGGAGCGCGCCGACGCCATGGCAAAGGCCGCCGGGACCACGGTCGGGGGACCCCGGCCGAAGCCGAAGACTGCAGCCACGGCCTGACAAGGGCTTGTGTTCTGGACGTCGGGGGTGCATGGTCTCCCCCACGGGTCCGCCGCGTAGGCACGCGGGCCCGCTCCCGCTGCGATGAGGGATCCCGGCTCGCGTAGGCGACAGTCGGGAAGAGTCTCCAACGGCGGGCCGGCCGTAGGGCTTGGTTCGACGGGAATTACGCATCCCAAACTCGAACCAACAGGAGCCACACCATGGCCGCAGGTCCACTGACCCAAGTAGCGGACATCGTCGTCCCCGAAGTCTTCACCCCCTACGTTCAGCAGCTCACCGAGGAGAAGGCCCGGATCGTGCAGTCCGGTGCCCTGTCGCGAGACGCCCTCCTCGACCAGTTGCTCGGCGGTGGTGGGCTGACCTTCAACGTTCCGTCCTTCCGTGACCTCGACAACGACGCGGACAACGTGTCCACCGACGACGTCGCCGACATTATCGCCGCGAACTTCGGCGCCGGCACGCCGGCGACCCGACTGGACTCGACGCCGCTGAAGATCGAGACCGACCAGGAGATCGCCGTCAGGCTCAACCGCAACAACAGTTGGTCGAGTGCCGACCTCGCGGCCGCGCTGGCCGGCGAGGACCCCATGGCCGCCATCGCCTCGCGGGTCGCCTTCTACTGGACCCGGCGTCTGCAGGCGATCTTCATCGCGACCTGGAACGGCGTGATCGCCGACAACGTCGCCAACGACGCCGGCGACTACCAGAACGACATCAGTGGCGGCGCCTTCGTCGACGGCGTCACCAACTTCAGCGCCGAGGCGTTCCTCGACGCGGCGGTGACGATGGGCGACAGCATGGAGGGCCTGACGTTGGTGATGGTCCACAGCATCGTCTTCAACCGGATGCAGAAGAACAACCTGATCGACTTCATCCCGGACGCGCGGGGCGAGATCCAGATCCCGACGTTCCTTGGCCGCGAAGTGCTCGTCGACGACGGGCTGCCCAACGCAGGCGGCGTCTTCGACACCTGGTTGTTCGGCGCGGGCGCGACCCGCCTGGGCGTGGCGGGGGCGAAGGTCCCGACCGAGGTCGACCGCGAGCCGCAGGCCGGCAACGGCGGTGGGCAGGAGATCCTGTTTTCCCGCATCCAGTGGTCGCAGCACCCGGTGGGCCACGCCTACACGGGCACGGCCCCGAACGGTGGCCCGGGCAACGGCACCGGCGCCAACGACCTGCAGAACGCCGGCTCGTGGAACCGCGTGTTCCCCGAGCGGAAGCAGGTCAAGTTCGCCCGCCTGGTCACCAGGGAGAGCTAGTCCACCATGACTACCAAAGCACTCTTCCAGACGGCGTTCGGCGGCGCGAAGGCGCCGTTTGGGCCCGTCACGGAGTTCGCCCGGACGTCGGGCAACATCCTGACCGCGACGGCGCACGGCCTCCTCACGGGGGCGGGGCCGTACAAGGTCAAGACCACCAACGCCGATCCGCCGTCGGGCATCACGGCGGCGGTCCACTCGAGCCTGGCCTACACGCCGTCCACGGACATCCAGGACGAGACCGTCACGATCGACAGCAAGGTCTACACGTGGCGAGACGTCCCGACTGCGGACGGCGAGGTCGACGTGAACGCCGCCGCCGCGACGGCCGCCGAGAACCTGGCCGCGGCGATCAACCTCGGCGCGGGAGCCGCCACCGCCTACGGCGTCGCGATGACGGGAAACCCGAACGTGCGGGCAGTCGCCGCTGGTGCCGTCTGCACGGTCTCGGCCAAGACCCTCGACGCGACGATCGGCGACGCGATTGCGGTCGCCGAGGCGGCGGCCGGGGCCTGGGCTGGCGCCGCGACACTGCTCGAGAACGGCGCCGACGGTGCCGACCTCTTCATCATCAGGCTGGACGACAACACGTTCTCGGTCGCGACGTCGAAGGCCAACGCGGTAGCCGGCACGGCCGTCGCGCTCGCTGACGCGGGCACCGGCGTCCATACGCTGGTTCAGACCGTCGACACGCTGGCGGAGTCCCTGGAGGACGTCCTGCTCAACTTCCTCACCGCCACCGGCGCCCGCGTGCTGCCCGCGGCGGACAACATCGCCAACTTTTGGCAGGCCGCGATCGACGGGGTCGCCGTTCACAGGAGCTAATTAGCCATGGGTAAAGGACTACCGAGGTCCCTCTCCGGGGCCACGCAGGACCACGTCATCATCAAGCAGAAGATCCTTGTCCGCGCCAAGACCCTGACCGTGGCCGGCGCGGCCGGCGTGGGCTTCGGTTCGCTGCAGGTCGGCGACTTCCCCGAGGGCAACGTCTTGCTCCTGGGCGCGGTCGGCTACATGCAGTTCACGGGGCCGACCTCTGGGAGCCTCGACGACGACTGGGTGGGCGACTTCGGCATCGGCACCACGCCGGCGTCGGATGGCACGTTGACCGCGGGCGACGTGGACGTCGTGCCCTCGACCGCGCTGGCCGCGGCCACGGCCGAGGCCTCGCCGCGAACGCGCGGCGCCCAGGCCGACGGGGCGCTGGCTGGCCAGATCTTCGACAACACCGACGGGTCGCTGGAGCTCAACCTCAACCTGTTGATCGACGACGCGGACATCAGCGCCGACGGCATCGTCATGACGGTCAACGGCGACCTGTTCATCTCCTTCGCGATGCTCGGCGACGACTGATTCTTCACCTAGCAGCGGTCGACCGCGACCGCTGGGCACCTCCCTCCCGGGGTGTCCAGCGGGCCCCGTTCAACCTCGGGAGGTGAGAGGTACAGCATGAACTTGCAGAAGGCACTAACGCGGCTCGACCCGACCAAGGACGAGCACTGGACGTCCGACGGCCTCCCCCGGGTGGACGTAGTGTCCGCCCTGGTGGGCGGCGCCGTGACCCGGCGGGACATCACCGACGGGGCCCTGCGGTTCACCAGGACGAGGGCCGAGAGCGGCGACGGGGGCTTCGCCCCGGTTGGCACGCCCGGGGCGGCCCCTGGGGCGGTCCCCGAGGAGGCCCCAGCGGCCCCCGCGCCGGCGCCCTCTGAGGATGCGCCCGAGGCGCCGGAGGCCCCAACGGAGGCGCCTGCGGCCCCCGAGGCCCCAGCTGTGGAGCCCGCCACCAAAGAAGCGCCCGCGGAGGCCCCGCCGGGAGACGGGGATCCCGCGGAGGGCGAGAGCCCCGTGGAGGACGCGCGGCGGGCGGCCCATGTGGAGTCGCTCGACCCGGTGGTGGCCATGGCCCCGGGCGAGGTCTTCAAGGACGTCGCCTTGGTCGATCGGGCCATCGACGAGTTCGGGCGCCAGGCGACGATCCTCACGGCGAGGCGCGAGGCCGTCGTCGAGCAGCTCAAGGACATCGGCCGCCGCAGCGCGCTCCTGACCACGGCCAGGAACAGGCTCACCCGCGGCGGGGCCCAGTCCAGGCAGGCGAGCACCATCCAGGACTACCTCAAGGCGCAGCAGCGGGCCCGGATGGTGCGGGCCGAGCGGGCGAAGCGGTTCATCGAGGCGGGCACGACTGCCGAGGACGTCAAGGAGCAGCTCGTGGGGCCGTCGAAGATCGACGCGGCCATGAGGCAGCGCAAGCCGGGGCGCGACACGGCGAGGCCGGCCTACCCCGTGGCCGCGGGGGCCTGAGGACCACCTAGGTGAAGAGGTGATGGTCCAGGCGCAACCCGCGGAAGCCTTCGCGTCGTCGACCGCAGGTCGCGCGTGGACGAACGTCGTGGCCGCGGCCCACGTCCTTCGTCGAGGAGGCGCCTGATGCCACAGCTCATCCTCAGCAACATACCAGGACGTGGGGATTCAGTCCTCGAGGTCTTGGCCGACGGCGCCTACCCCGGCTTCGACGTCGTCGAGAACCAGGACCCAGTCGTCGGGTGGAACAGCCGACCGAAACCTAAGTTTCGCAGCATCCACGTTCTCGCAGGGGCCGTGTCGGACTTCGACGACCTGATGGAGTCGACGGTCGACGAGCCGGGACCAACTCTACCGAAATTGAGCGTGAACTTCCTGCCGGCGCAGGCCTCAGAGATCGCTCAGGAACGCACCATCGTCGTCGCCAACTCTGCGGCACTCCGTCGCAAGCCCAACCCCGCCTTGGGAGGATGACGTGGTACCCGTAGAGACCAAGACAATCGGGGCCGTCGCAGACTACGCCACGTTCGCTCTCTTTGAGAGCGCGGAACGGACGGACCTCGTCGCCGCGGACAAGGTCATTCGGCCAGCATTCAAAGACGAGTTGCACACCGCCCCGGCAGTCATCTTCGCGGGCTGGAACACCGACGCCGACCACTACATCTGGATGGACGTCGAGGACGCGGCGGCACGCCACGACGGCGTCGCGGGTACCGGTGCTCGACTGATCACGGCAAACAACGTACCGCTGATCATCCAGGGTTTAGCACACGTCCACGTAACGTGGTTAGAGATGGCAGACACGGTCCCCAGCAATTCGAGGCCGTGCGTCAGGATAAACACGTCAGCTGCTTCTGGCTGCAGGTTGCACATGGACAAGCTCATCCTGCACGAGCAAGGCATGGGCTTCTTCATCCAAGCTGGGACGAACGACTGCACCGTCGACCTCGTCGACACCATGATCTACAACGGCAATCGAATCGGGATCCGCTTGGAAGGCACGGGCCACACGGTTCGGATCTACAACGACGTCGTCTGGAACGTAGGACGGGCCGGAGCCACATTCTCGGCCCTTCACATCGGCAGTCCGACGACGACCACGGTGGACCTGCGCGACTCCCTGTTGCACGTTGGAAACGTTTCGGCTGACGTCCTCAGCCTCAACGGCGCCGGCGACCCCTGGGACCCAGGTTGCAACAAGAACGTCCTCAGCGACGCCTCGGGCACGGCTGAGGGATTGCCTGGAACCAAGATCGAAAGTGCGGCATTCCAGGCCGGCGCTGGCGGTGTTGGCGATCGCGTCATGTTCGAGAACCTGACTGCGGGCTTGGAAGACCTCCACCTGTTCGACCCTCCGACCCAGGCGGACAACGCGGCCGTCGCCTTCGGGGACAACCTGACTGGAGAGGTCTTCCCGGAGAACATCTTCATCGAGGTCGACATAGACGGCGTCGCTCGCGGTGCCGATGGACCCTGGGACGCCGGCGCGCACCAGTTGTCAGTCTTCGTTCCGGCACCTCCCGCACCTGACCCCACCACCTCAGGTGGGCGCTCGGACTTTCCGCGGCAACCGTTCACGCAGCCCGCAGACGCCAGGAGGCGAGCCGTCAACTTTCACTCGCGGCGACGCCGCAGGTCGCTCGGCGGCGTGCCCGAGTTGTTCCGCACGCACGCCCTCGCCATCCCCACCACGCCGCTCCCGGCGACGAGCTTTCCGCTGAGGACGAGCCCGGTCACGCTCGAGACGGCGATCCGGATCACGGCCAACTCGGGCGTCCACCGCGGGCTGATATTCGAGCTGGGCGACGCGACGACGGCGATCGCGGCGTGGGTGGACGACGACTCGATCTCGCTGCGAGCCGGGGACGGGGGCGCGGACGGCGCGCTCACGGCGTTCAGCACGGGTTCGGGCGAGCTGCCAGTGGGGCAGGTCTTCGACCTCGTCTTCAGCGTCAGGCCCGGCGACGGGCGACTTCAGGTGTGGGGCGGGTCAGTGACCCTCGCGTCGAAGCAGTCCTCGAGCGGGACCATGCCGAACGGTTGGGCGGCCTCGAGCAACGGCGCCTTCGCCTCGGCGGCAGTCGGCGCCCTGCCGGCGGACGTCCTCAGGACCGGCGCGCCGGACGGCTTCGAGGTGATCAGGCCCCTGTCGATCTACGTCGGCCAGGTGCCCAGGCACTTCACTGGAATCGAAGCGTGACGTGGTAGGCACGATCAACCAACTTGCGCAGGACTTCGACGTCGCAGCGTCGAGCTGTGCCGCGGTCAACCTCGAAGTCCTCCTCATACCCAACGAGTGAGCCATGGCAGTCATCGTCGAGACGGGCAGGGGCATCCGAAACGCCAACGCCTACGCCCCCACGTCCTTTGTGCTGGCCTACCTGACGGACCGGAACCGGGACGCGGACTGGACCGCCGCCGGCGCCACGGTGCAGGACGCGGCCGCAATCGCGGGCACCGACTACATCGAGACCCGGTGGGGCCAGCGGTTCAAGGGCACGCGCGAGTTCACCCTCGAGGACGTGAAGGCCGAGGGGTCGGTCCTGTTCACGGGGGTCCCTGTGGCCGCCGAGACCCTCCAGGTGGGGGACCAGGTCTACACCTTTGTCGCCGCCTTGAGCGCCCCGGCCGTCTTCGACGAGGTCCTGATCGGTGGGGACGCCGCGGCGAACGCCTCCAACCTGTTCGACGCCCTGACGGCGAACGTGGACCAGGCCGGGGTCACCTACGGCGAGGGGACCCAGACCAACGGCGACGTCACGGCCACCCTCACCGGGGTCACCGTGGAGCTCGTGGCGACGGCCCCGGGGGCCTCCGGCGACTCCACCGTCCTGGCGGGCACGGTCAGCAACGCGACCCTGACGGCCTTCGCGGGCGGTGACGACGGCGGCTCGCAGCCCCTGAGCTTCCCGCAGTCCGGGCTGTTCGACCGGGCAGGCATCCGGGTCAGCGGCGTCCCGCTCAAGCTCAAACAGGCCATGGCGGAGTACTCCGACCGGGCTAGGGCCGCGCTCCTGGCCCCCGACCCAAAAGTGGACGCCCGGGGCGGTTCCATCGTCCGGCTCAAGCAGAAGGTGGGCCCCATCGAGACCGACACGGAGTACAGCGAGGGCAGTCACCTGGGCGTCGTGCTCAGGCCCTACCCGGCCGCGGACCGCCTGTTGCTGGACTACGTCTTCCCGGCGGGGCAGGCGGTGCGCTGATGGTCGACTTCGTCGAGCTCGCGGAGGTGGCCCAGGAGCTGATCGAGGAGAACGGCCGGGACGCCGTGCTGTTCAAGAAGAGCCGCGTCCCGAAGGACGCCGGCAAGCCGTTCCGGGGCCCGGACCTCAGCGCGCCGGTGCCGGCGGGGGGCGTCGGCCCCGTCAAGGTGGCCTTCATCCCGGCGAGCGGCTCCGGCTTCGGCAAGGTGCTGTTCGACGCCGACGAGACGCTTCGGGTCAAGATCGACGAGGTCGGGCTCTTGGCGGTGAACTCGGTCACGGACCTGGTGCCCCCGGGGACCGTCGAGGACGTCGAGCAGGCCGACACCCTCAGGGACGGCAGCAAGGTCTACAAGATCCGCTCCGTTGGGCACCTGAAGCCGGGCGACACCTCCCTCATCTTCGTCCTGGGGCTGGCGCTGTGACCTTCACCTCTACCGAGGCCCGCGACGCGGTCAACGGGGTCGTCAACGACGCCTGGCTGGCCTCTGGCGTGACGTCAGGGTTCGAGATGCAGTGGGACGACGTGAAGGCGGACCCGCCAGGCGAGGACGTGGACGGGAACGCCGAGACCTACGCCCGGACCACGGTTAGGACCTTCACGTCCGAGCAGGAGACGCTGGGGGGTCCTGGGGTCCGCAAGCACCAGACCGAGGGCCAGGTCGTCGTGCAGGTCTTCACGCCCTCTGGGGACGGCCACACGCTCTCAGACGCCATCGTGGAGGTCCTCAAGGCGGCCGTGCGCAACAAGCGGGTGGGGAACCTCTGGTTCTTTGACGCGGTGCCGCGGGAGGTGGGGCAGGAGGGCGCCCACTTTCAGACCAACTTCGTCGCCGGATTCCGCTACGAGGAGCGGAGTTAGGGCGTTCCAGTGGCCAGCAGGCGTAGGAAGCGCGTCAGCGGCGAGTTCACGAAGTTCATCGAGCGGGTGATGGTCCGCCTGACCCTGCGCACCTGGCAGGTCCTGACGATCGAAACGCCCGTCCGGTTCGGCTTCGCGCGGGCCGGGTGGGTCCCGAGCATCGGCAAGCCGCAGCCGGGGCCCTCGACGTCCACCGCCTCCAGGGCGAGGGACGTCACCGAAGAGCAGCGCGAGCGGCTCGCCAGGGTGCAGGCCGACGCCCTCTTCCGCAAGAACAAGCAGCTCCTGGACGCCCTGGCGGCGGGCTACAAGCTGAAGCAGGGCCCCACCTTCATCGTCAACGCGGTGCGCTACCTGGTGTTCCTCAACGAGGGGACGTCGGCGCAGGCGCCCGCGATGTTCGTCGAGACGGGCGTAACCACTGCGGTACGCGCCACATCGCGCGAGCTCGCGCGCGGCTGAGTAAGCCCTGTTCCCGGGGGACCGGCGCTGATAGGATCTTGCCCGCCGTGCTGGCACGAAACCGGAGGACTACCCGATGGCGCGAGTACTAACCAACTTCACCGGGCTCAGAGTTGCAATCGAGGCGAGCATAGGTGTGCTCCCGGGCACTCCAGCTTGGACGATTGTCGAGTTCGACACGATCGGCGCCTACGGCGCGATCATCACGACGGTGGTCCGGCGGCCGATCAGCCAGGACCGCGGGCGCAAGGAGGGGACGGTCACCGACCTCGACAGCACCGTCGAGTACGAGACGGACCTCACCGTCGACGCCTTCCAGCTGTTCGCCGAGGGCTTCATGTTCGCGGAGTACGCGAACGTCGAGTTCAGCCTGCGTTCGGGCACCGGCGCGCTGCCGCCGCCCGCGGTTGCCGCCGGTGGGGTGTTCACGATCGACTCCGCGTCGGCGCTGCTCGCCGGCAAGGTTCAGTTCGGCGCCCTGACGCTGCAGACGCTGCTGTGGTCGAAGGGCTACACCAGCGCGATCAACAACGGGCTGCACGTT